ATTGCTACCAATAAAATTGATTGTTGGACGAAGGGTTAGATTTGCCCCCTCCTCCTGTACTTGTTTTATTTCCCTTACAAAATCTATGTCAGACACTAGCTGGCCTTATTTATTTCCGTGATGCTTAGAAATGACAAAGTAGCGGAAGCTCCGCCAGTAGCGGTGCAATTTACTTCCACTTCGTAATCGTAATCTTTTGGTATGGTCAATTCATGTCTCAATGTTTCTTCTCGACCACTTACGATTGCAAAAGAGGCGGACGATGGAAAAATCTTTACGAGCGGCCCCCCAGTCGGTCCAGCCACGATTCTGGCTACTAGCGCCGTCGGAGTGCCGCCAGATATGTCTATTTTTAGTCCCCTAACATGGAGCTTAGTTACTGTGGATATAAACGAGAAAATTGAAACCCAAGACGACGCCACTAACGGTGTGGATGATCCTGATTCCTCAGTTCGGACCTCACTTTGTCCGGATTCTATCTCATCAACAAGTCGATCTAGTCTTCCCAATTGTGTTGTGTCTTATTCGATGACTTAGTTGTTGTGTGATTTCAACGCTTCTAGTTTATTTGCTAGATACCTACTAACTTTCGCCAAGTCTTCGGCACCGTTCGAGTTCCAGACGTGCGCCATAAAATACTTGCTTATTCGATCAATTTCATCGAATGTAAGTTTATCATCTTGATTATTTTTTATCTTACCTTTTATGTCTGCGACGGCTTCAACGTCTGCACCGGTAACCGGCATCCCCGCATTAATTATTTGTATCAATAGTCCGTTGTGCCCAAGCATGTTGGAAGTTCTATCAACGCATTCAATTTCATCTAGGATAAGTTCATCTGTGAGAGACTTCATAATATATCACGCGGCGGAAACCCCGGACTTCAGTCCGTGGAGAAACCGCGTCCTCCAACTCGAATATGTCAGAAACTTGCAATCGGATGGCTCGGCTTTCTGACAAAGCCGCTTACCACTTTCAACAGAATGCAGACTAATCTTGCCCCCCATAGTACCACCTACGTAACAGATGCCCCATTTCGGGTGCTTTACAAGTGATCCACGCTTGAAGCCGAGACTCCGAGTCCCGCCGTAGAGTTTTCGTATGCCGCCATTTTCGGGCTTAAATCTGTGTAGTTGACGACGATGGAATCGGAGCGGCGTCGCACAAAAAAGTCTCGTATTATCCGGCACAGCCCCCCCGACCGCGCTAGATGCCAGCACCCACGAATCTACACAGTGAGCCTCAAAGACCTCCGCCATCTTATTGCCCGTCTTTTTGAGCCCCAGCGCGTCCCGCATCTCCTTCGTTTCCCAACCACTTTTCGTCACTACTTTGGCGAGTTCAGACAATTCTTTATAGAACCATTTTTTACCGACTTCGAGCGGTGAGAAAGAGGCATCCCATCGCCTCTGTCCTTTAGTTCTCGCTTTGATATCTTCGACCACAAAGACAGAAATAGGGTAGATATGGCAGAGCCATCTCGTTATTCTCAGCTTCCACTGCCACCGTGCTTTCGTGGATGGAGGGATACCACCACGAGCCCGATTCTTTCTGTTTGCTCGACACGGAGTGTTTCTGAATCTTCTACTTCTACGCATATTCCGACGTACTTCCACCGCATCCTTCACCCACGTCACCGCGTCGGTCTGAATGTTCAGAAAAGTCATAGTTTCTGACTTGACAGTAAATCCTTCTTTCTTTGATCCGGGATCAATTCCACAAGCGACGGGTTGGACATTCTTCGCACTCGGTTCTTGATTCAATCGAATACAGAACACTCCTTTCGACCAGAACGGAGTCGCTTTACCAGATCTGATCCACCGCCTAGCCCGTGACTCCGTAGTCGGCATCAACGGCCTACCATTCGAAACGACCGGAACGTAAACACGGTTTTTCTGCTGTAAGCCCTGACCGAAAACAGGTGTATACACCCCATCGAGACTGACCACCACAGAGGAGAGGAACTTGGGGAGCATCCCCCTCGTGTCTTGCCCTGCCACGGGCAGGTGGTTCAGTCGCCTTCTAACGACCTCTTGCGAGCCGATCTTGGCCACTCTAGTCTCCTTTTTAACTTGTTCGTTTCGTATCGGCTTTGCTACTTCTCACAAGCCCTCGGCTTTAGCCGGGGGTAGTTGACCTTGCATCTTCGGGCCTCTCGAAGAAATCCACTGTGTAAGATTAGTTTAGAATAAAGACATTTGCGTGCGCAATAGAGCGGTGACGGGCATTAAATTACCTCTAGTTAGGGGTAAAATATATTGGAATAAAATAAGAATAGATCATATAGTCTGTTTTATGCGTACTCGATGCACACCTGCACCTGAATCGAAACGGTCGCCTTTTTCCCAACGGCGATGTTCCCGTTCAAATCGGCATCGGCCGCGACCTTCGCATCCAGGCTCTCGCCGGCCACGAGGTTATAAGTCTTCGCCACGTTCTTGCAGTCTTTGGTCCCGGCGGCCGGTGTGGTGATGGTATTGTCGCTGATAGCCATGCTGGTCTCCTAATCGGCGTAGAGTTGGATATGCTTTATTACGCCGTTGACGTTGATTTTAATCGTTCCATCTTTCGCATTGGCCGTCTTATCGAGCGCGGTTGTCGCCTTGTGCGTGCCAAGTGCCGCGTCAAATCGCATCACGAAAGCGTTTGTGACCGTGGCTGCGCCAGTGGGTGTGCGACAGTTGATGTAGTTGTGCCGGTCGAGCGTGAAGGCTCCGGCATATACCGGCTGCATGTCGAGACCTGTGTGGAATCCATCGGTGGCGCCGGCCGTTAATGTCCCAGTCCCATCGCAGAGTATCGACGGTACACCCGGAGCGCCGCTAAATGTCTTTGTGGCCTGGACTGCTACGTTTGTTGTGTTTTGGTTTATTCTCAATGCGACAGCATCGGCGGTGCTGTGCGTGATGGCACACGCCCCACTAGCGTTCGTGCTCACTACATGAAGCATCTGGGTTGGCGTCGTCCCAATGCCAAGATTGCCACTTGCATCTAAGCGCATTCGCTCGACAAAGTCGCCAGTATGGAAAGAGATTACACCCCCAGCCGTATGTGTAGCAAGCCGAAGTTGCCCCAGGCTGTACTGCCAATCAAGCAGAGCGCCAATTGAATCAGATGGGGTCCCAAAAAACAACGCTCCAGCGAAACCATCTGGCGTCAGGATGGACATTCCACCATGAGTATTTACTTCCACTACTAAATCATCTGCTACACCAGAAGCTGCTACTGTGCCGGCTGTCGCCGTATGGACATGCAAGGTTCCTTCGGGAGTCGCTGTGCCAATACCGACTCTACCGAGAGAGGTAATCCGCATCCGCTCGGCGATAGTTCCACCGGCTTGATTCGTGAAAAATCTGAGATAACCGGCTGAATCTCCTGTAGTCCCATTCTCCTTGCCGGCGTGCAGGACGCCGAAAGACCACAGAGCACCCGCATCGGTATATGCCCCACCGAGAGAAAGACTCGCGCCCTTATCGATGGCTTGCGCATCGGTGCTCTGGAGTGAGATGTTACCGGCCTGTGCCCGGTTGGACACAGCTACGTGCGCGAATCGGGCATCAAGCGTAGCAGCAGGTGAGATGGTGCCGATACCGACATTACCAGTACTGGTAATGCGCAGTTGCTCCGTTAATGTGTCGGTTGACGGCGACGTGTAAAACGCCAACGCCCCAAAGAATCCAGAGGCGTTCTCGGTGACTCCTGAAATCTGTGCCTGATGGCGTGTGGTACCACCACCCCCGGGCCCACGGAATCGTAGATTAACCAAATCGCCGGTCACACCAGTTCCGGTCGTCGAGAGAATCAGTAGGGTATCATCTGCCGTGCGTGCTTTGCTGGCTTCGAGTGTCGCTCCTGGACTTGTCGTTCCGATGCCAAACTGACCAGAAGAGTCTATTCTAGCGGATTCGTTAGACACACCCGAGTTAAATGTAATCACTCCACCCGCTATGTTGGTCCCAATAGTCATCTTTGTGACACTCTCTTGCCACCTCACTATTGCTCCAGCAGCGCTTGTAGGAGAGCCAAAGAAGATGTTACCTTGAGAAGCATCGGGCGTTAGTATTGAAATACCACCGTTAGTAGAAGCTTCAAAAACCCCAATAGCCGCATCGCCGTCAGCGGCTACTGCGCCGGCAGAGCCAGTTTGGGCGTGCAGAATGCCGTCAGTTAATGACGCTCCTAAACCAAGAGTTCCAAATTGAACGCCGCTGTTTGTGGCTATGCTTTGGGGCAAGGAGAGTGTCATGTCGCCGCCAGCCCCACCATCGGCGAGAACAACTTGATCAGATGTTCCTTGGAGTCGCCTCTCATCTGTTAGTGTCGCATCTAGACCAACAACGACATAGGAGGCCCCCGTCGGAGACCCACCGGAAAACGGTGGTGGGATTATCTGCCGTAAATCAACCACCTCCGGTGGCGCGATAATCGGCATTCCCGCCCCCGGCCTCATTATATCTGCTATTTTTGTGACGAAATGTAGATTCCCGTCAGCGTCAGTATAGGATGGTGAAACCGGTGGGTGGGAGGGATCATCTTCCCTTACATGAACTGTTTGTTGGATCTGCTTCCGTCTTTGGGCTTCCGTCATTATCGCTAGTGGATGAAGAAGATCGGGATCTTCCGTGCTGTCAATTTCATCTAAATAGACATTTAGATAGACGGAGTCAGTTCTTGGGGGTCCTAGCGGAGTTGAAAGTTTTACGCGATAATGGTCACCTATCGAAGCGACAAGCGTCATGTCACCAGCGCCAACAGTTATTGTGTTTATTGTATTTCCCACGACCGTGAAGGTGAAAGGAGCATCAACATTCGGTTGAAGTTCTCGACCGACCAATTCCCCAGGAGTGAGGTTAGCCGCAGAGTCTTCTAGGGTCAGAGGAGAAATCCCAAATGATGCTGGGAGGGGCGATATGCGGGAATGAATGGACTTCAACTCCGGTGTGAACGGCCCCGCAAAATCAAAGAACGTAGAGCCACTCAGAACACATTTGTGACCGCCGAGGAAGAAGTATTCCGCGGTCTCAGCAGATCCTGCGCCACCATTGATCTTGAAATCGTTTGGCAGACCGACGCCTTCCACTCGAAAACCATCGGTTGTTCCTGCATCTCCAATTAATACCTTTATTATTCTTCTTAGTTGATTGTATGTCGACTGGTAATAGTCGTTATGGTCCTGATCAACGTACGGTACCGCCTGTTGCAATACGTTGAAGGCATATCTCTTTAATTCGTCAAAAATATCGCCGATCACATCGGCAGTGGATGCACCCATTTATTCCATCAATCTAGGGTCTGAATTGTAGTTCAATGGTACTGTCACTTATTAAATTGTTCGGGTCATAAACTCTTATTTTACATCTACCCGTATTTGTAGATTTTACCGTAAAAGACGCTGCGCCGGAAATCAGTTGAACAGAAACAACAGAAATGTAGGCCGAGCCAGAGACCATCTCAACGTAAAATGTATCCATACCAGTCAGATTGTTAGACGCATCAACACCGTTCTTTTTTTGAGCAGTAATTGTTGCAAAAGAACTCCCATCGGCAGGGACATCCGGAATACCATCATATGGTTGAACAGAGTCTACTGCATCTGTAGACAATACGATGTAATCCCTTCTTGTGTATACACCGCCTGGGCAGTGATAGCCGGTGGTCCCGCCCCAATCAGTGTCACTAATCCCAATCTTAGCCTCCCCTGAGCCCGGGGCTGGATTGCTAGCAACGTCCCCCAGAGCGACTTTAGTTATCTCTTCACCAGTCATATTGTAATAGATGGTTACTGGCATTACGGTAAAAATGTTAGGCTTGGGTCTAAGAATACATCTGTGAGAGCATCCATCCTCGGATTGAACACCAATTCATTACCAAGAACTATGAGCTCTAGCGTATTCAGACCGGGCGCATATCCCACTGAAATATCTATCGTTGGTGAAACGAAACCCCCACTGATGTCTACTGAGTTTAATAGTACCTTTACAGACACCCCTGGGTGAGATGTCAATAACCGCTTGAATATTGTCCCCCCGGTGCTATTGATTATTTTAATGGTACAGTGCGCGTCTAACTGAACTCCGGACGGAACACTTGCTATAGGCAGGTGAAGATTACCCTCTCTAGTGGGAAATCTGAATGGGGCGCCACCAAACATTGCCCCAGCCAATGGTGGGCCACCGGCGTTGTTTACTTCATACCACACCGCCATCCAGTAACCCAATGCACCCCAGTCGAACGGTACATTCTCATCTAGCGCTAAATCCTTGGCGGCACCGCCAGAAAATACTTGGGCCACGCCATCGGCCTTCATCCCTATTTGCCCGGTCAAAGTAGGTGTTTGTGGAAGGCCACCAATAGTAATCATATCACTTAGTGTTACAGACTTATTGCCTGTGGCTATTCCTTTATGAATTTTTATTCCGTCTAGAAGCCAGTTAGCAAATTTTTCTCTCCAGATGCGGGGAATCATCACGTTTTTTCCTCCAGCATCATTCTATAGGTTTTTCCGGTTATTTTGTTAGTCACCTCGATATGATCGGCCTCTTCTCGGATCAACCAGTGCTTGCTACCGTCGTCATTACACAGCTCTAGGTCCCCGGATATTATGGTTACACCGCGAATCGTGCCCCACCGAGACCCCACAGATCCGATTGAACCCGTGGCATCCGATACCGGTTGGATGCTGGGTGTGAGCGGGTCAAATATTGCAACGGGAGCATTACCAGCCCAAATCTGAAACTGAACTCCGGGCGTGACCGTACCGACGTACGATCCATTTCCGTTCGCAATCAATTCCACCTTACTTGGGGCAGCCGTCGACTCGATTTGAATTCCAGGATTCGAAGATCCGAATAGTGTAAGTTGCCTTGCGGCCACTGACGTCCCTATTGCTACGTTGTCTGTTGACGTGATTAGCCTGACAACGGTCCCATCATCGGCCCATCCACTGTTGGTGATTAGATTTGTTGATGTTCCGGCTGTTGTCCAAATAGGGCTTCCGCTTACCGAGTTTAGTGTGCCACCCGATGCGACCGATGATGGTGCAGCACCGTCCGATAAATAAAGGGCGTTTGATCCCCCCGTCAAATTACCCAAAGAATTCGGTCCAACAGAAACATTTGCGGCAGAGCCAGAAACGGCTCTCCAAGCCATCCCGATTACGTTGTCCACCATCGTATTCAAAGTTACAGCCAAATCTCCGCCGGTGGGCTGCCCAATAGTGTGATGGAGGGCAGAACCGGCGAATTTTATCAGTAATGTATCGTTTGGCGCTGATGACTGGATGTCCAGCATTGCGGTTGTCGTGCTCGCAAATGGTGTCGCATGAGTTTTTGACAAAACAAGCACGGCATTCGCTGAGTTTTCCTGTGTTTCTATTTTAGTGACGTTACCGGGTCCAGCCTTTTGTGCAAAAAAGGCGAGTCCAGCACCAGTATCTTGCTTTAGTGCGTTTAGGGTGTTGGACCCAGACAGTACTCCACTAATAAATTGTCCGATGATGCCCGTGTGGGATGATCCAGCATTTGTTGCGTTGAATAGCGTGGCCGATCCACTAGCTGATATCGCCGCAGCAACACTTAGCCCAGAAGATCCCGTTCCCGCAGGAATTAGTGTTAATACTGCCGATGGGACGGAACTTTCAAATACACAAGTCGGAAATCCAGCAGTTCGTGAATCGACTATCGAGATCAAATTTGCAATACCAACTCCCGCCGCATTTGTCGTTATTGATACCGCTGAACCCATTGACAATGCGTGGTTGATTAATAAATCATCAGAATCCCCTGTTGATAGGTTGTTTATTCTAAAGATAGAATTAGTGTCTGATGATTTATTCTCGGCATAAATCATGGCACCCGTATGAGCTGCTAGGGCGTTGGATGTCAGCAGTTGAATCACAGATGCCCCAGAAGTTGACCCGCTTGTCCAATCAAAGATGGCTGTCGGCAGAACAGAATCATTAACAATATCGAGTGTCGCACCCGGAATGCCATTGTTGATACCGATTCGTGTCTGGTCAGTAATAAATACCCCTGGTGAAGCTGTTGGGGCGGTTCCGGGATTAATGCTGAATGTGGAATTCGACGTGTCAATTCCGGCAACCCAGTTCTGAGGAGTCCCCGACAAATCACTCCCGAATCTAACGAATGCGTCACCACTACCTTGTGTGAGGATGTGGGAGATCGATGAGCTCAGTGCCACAGAACTTGTATTTTCTAGTAACTTATTTAATGATGATCCTGCTACCGACCTAGTAAAATCAAACTCATTTCCAACCCCAGGGATTCGTCCAAACCCCACCAATCCGGTGGAACTCAAAACAAAATCGTTAACATCTACATGAATTGAATTTGATGCGCCCCCGTTTAATATTCTCAGCAGTGGATTGGCGCTGTTTGCATCTATAACGAGCGGCCCAGTCATAGTATCACCGGATTTCAGTACAAAATCAGTCAAATCACCTACAATGATCTCCCTTGTATCAGTTATTTCTGGCGAATTGATGTCTGTGTCTAGTCCGGGGCGTGAAATTTCTGCTAATTTGCTAACGAAATGCAGGCGACCATCGGCGTCAGTATACATCTGTGACGGCGCAGAAAAGCTTGGGGCATCTTCGCGGTAATGAATAACTTGTTGAACTTGTAACCGCACTTGAGCTTCTTGTGGCACGAGAAGGGGGTGTAAAAGATCGGGATCTTCTGTTGAATCTATCTCGTCTATAAATACGTTTAAGTAAACTTCATCACTTCGCGATGGTCCAGCCCCCGGAGTCGATAATTTGACCCTATAACGGTCTCCAATGGACGCTACTGTTGTCATATCGCCCGCTGAAACGGTAATTGTGTTTGCGGTATTTGATATGACTAGGAATGCCGTAGCATCTTCGATATTGGGCTGAAGCATCCGACCGGCGAATTCATTGATGGCATAATTCGCTGCCGAGTCTTCAAGTACGGTCGGTGAAATTCCGAAACTTGCGGGAATTGGAGAAATGGTGGGATGAATTGATTTTTCTTCATCTGTTGGGGTTAATCCCGACTCATATTCCACATCGCTGACTAATAGACACTTATGCCCGCCAAGGAAGAAGTACGCACTCCCCTCTTCCGTACCATCTCCGCCGGTTACAATAAAATTGTTTGTTGGTGACGATGACTCATCAATTTTGAATGAATCATCTCGTCCACCATCACCAATGGATGTCTGAATTACCCTTCTGAATTGGCTATAGATCATCTGGGAACGATCGTTTTCATCGCGATCAACCCACGGCACCCCCTGCGGCAAAACGGTTTGAATGTACCGTTTGCTTTCCAGGAAAATGTCGCCAGAAGTATTAGCTGTTGGTGCTGCCATAATCCATTCTATTTAAATCCAAACACCGTTAATGCTCTGTTTGCTGAATACATACCGGTTTGGGCTGTTTGTGTGCCCCAGGAAATCGTTTGTGTCACGGACGATAAATCTATCTGACCCGGACCAGCCCCATCTTGTATTATTACTTGCATGCAGTTCGCACCCCCGTTCGCTCCCGGTCCCGGATTGTCTGCAGCAAAAGCGGCGAAAATTCCCGGACCGGCCCCCGCTATCGTTGCGAAGGAGAGGGTGGATGCAATTGGTGTCCCATTAGCCAGAAGTTGAATTTCACTCGTACCCTGCGTGGAATAATTCATGTGCGCCGAGGCGATAATCCAGATTTTGCTGTAGATTCCGGCTGGAACGGTAACCGATGACGCCGGAAGGGTGGAAGTCCCGGCAAGGGTTATTACTTCAACAGTACTAAGAGTGAAGCCGATTAAAATTGGTGCCGCCGCAAGGTCATCAACAATTTTCTTATCCTCTTTAGATAGGAAACCGTTATCAGATGGTGTTGCGAGGGGGTGTAGAAGAGCTCCACCCCTATTCCCGTGTTGAGTATCGGAGATCGTCCCTGTAATGACGGATGTACTGTGCCCGTGCTGCGCATCTGCTGAACTCCCGCCAGTCAAATCCGTGTGCTGTGTTCCAGTTACATGGAAACGATCATTCGCCATACCGCCCTGAAGGTCGGTCATTTGCTCATGTAGCTGATGAGCACGAATCCACCTACCCGGGTCTGCGTCAATGTCATCGGGCTTGATTACATCATCATCGTTTGGGGCATCTGTGGAATCGGTGTGGAATGTGTAGTATGAATTCTTTTCCTTCAAATATCTTGTTGTTTTGTCCTGTAGTTTTGGAGATAAAACAGCTTTTAACTCTATGACAGTATCTACAGGTTCGCCGTAGTCCTGTCGAATCTCGAAAGCTAACTTGTTAATAATGTGTGCCATTGACTAGGTATTCTGTGCTTCAAAAGATAGGGATATCAATCGGAAGTCAGCGGTATGGGTATCTTCCGCATCGTGTGCGAATCGACGGATCTCGAAGTGGAGATCCTCCCCTGCTTCGTAGTCGGTAATGGGTATGGTTGTTATTGTTTTTGTTTCGTAAGTTTGTGCAACAGAATTTGGAGTTATTGTGATGGTATCAGTTACATCCGTAGTTGCAACTTGATCAAATTCTGCTATTTGATATTTGAATTCGAGTTTTACATCCCCCGGGCCAACCCCACTCATAACGTATTGAATTTTGACATCTATTGGTGTAACAAATTGACTCGGTATGTTAAGTTGCCCACCAACACCGTGTACATTGGGTGATACGAGGCCCGTACCATCATCAAAGTCAATTGTTTCAAATCGATTGAAATTGCCCTGATTTGGTATCAGTGTTTCAGTGTCATTCTCAATAATTTTGAATGTATCGACAACTGCGATAGATCCGAATGGTGGGGTTCTAGCAATAATTATCCTGTTGTTGGCATCGTCTGCTTGAAGGACTATCCCATCGCCCTCGACCAGCGTGATAGGTCCACCGGGATTGCTTACCGAACCGGCGGTCGAGATGACACCAGTAGGGTCTAGTGTGATGTCTACATCAATGCTCGTATTTGTTCGATTTGCTCCGGTTTCGACCCCACCGAGCTTCGTAAAATCTGTGGCAGAAAGAGCCCCCTTTGTTAGTCCCGTCGCTAGCTCAAGGTCGGCTTGGATCTGATTTGTGGTGTCGTCTCCGGTCCAAGTTAAGCCCTCGGTGTCTCGGATACCTATCTGACCGCCCGGATTCGTGACGGAATCCTTAACAACCGCACCCGTATCTAGCGTGTCCAAACCGGTGTGTGTCTTATTAGCTTCCGCCTCGATGTCATCCAATTTCTGTTTGTCGGCACCCGTCATTGCGCCGCTTGTGCCACTAGGAATCACGTTATCTACGGTGATTACGACGGGACCAGGACCGACGGCGGTTGTTACACCATCGACCCTGATTGGTAAGACAGTGTTTAACTCTTCGATGGAATTACCAATGCTTGTCTCTAGATCGTCGAGCCTTTCATCTAGGGAGTTAAACGGTAGTCTAGCGGTTGCTAGTTCATTCTTGATCGATGCGATGTCGCCGACAGACTCAATTTTATTCTCTATTTCGGCAGTCTCTATTGTACCTTTACCATCCGGTCGATTGAGTTCCGCGAGCACGAGCACACGATGGACATTTCCATCAAAATCTACGTATTTATCATCCGGCGAGCCGAATGGCCCCTCGGCTATGCGGATTATTTGTCTTACTTTTGCTCTGCGAGCTAATTCCACAAGTGAGTCAAATTGATGCAGAAGGGTTTCATCCTCGACACTATCAATTTCATCCAAATATGAATCTAGATATACCGTGTCGGTCCTGACGGAGCCGGGCGTACTGGGATCTGGCGACACGGTAATGGCAAGTAGGCCCGCGCCCGCCCCGATTGTATACGTGGGGCTAACATCAAAGCCCTCGATTGGCGCACCCAACCCGTCCTGAGTCTGAATGTGGATCGCGTATCTACCGTCTACGGGGTTAACAATATCCGCGACAGTGAAGTCGATTGTGCCGTTTGGCTCTGGTAGCCCACCACCCCCAGCACGATCTATTGTGAGGGTTGTCCCGCTGAAGGTAGCAGTAAAAGTTCCATTGACTGTAGTGCTGGTGACATCTACCCCGCCAACGCCGCTTAAATCGGTTCCACGAGGAAATTCTATCACGACTCGACCGTCTGATGGCAAAGTATTGTTGGTGTCAAATTGAACGAAATACGATGTGGTCGCCAGCGCGGCGGAGCTTGCCGGAGTCACAATAATAGATGATAATCCAGCGGTAGACACTATGTTGTATGGGGTTGACGCAAGCATCTCATCGATTGTTGTGGACAAGGAATCTTGTGTCTCCATATGAATGGAGTAACTACCCACGTTCGGATTTATTACCTTGTCAACGATGATGTTTAACGATCCCGCGAGTGTTGGGGTGCCATCCCCGTTTCGTGTGACTGTAAGTGTTTCCCCTAACAACCCCACTGTAAACGTACCATTAATGTCACTGCTAGTAATGTCGGTGTTTGTGATAGAGTTTATGTTTGTTCCCGTTGGGAACTCAACTACTATTTTTCCATCATCGGGTAGCGTAGAAGTGGTGATAAAATCTATTGTATACTCACTTAGATTAGCATTAGGAGTTGATAGTTCTACACGGTAGAATTGCCCAACAGAGGTTGCGGCTAGTAGACCTCCGGCAACAGTAATTGTCGTCTCACTGTTCGCTAGAATGGGAAAGACCGTTGCCGGTGCAGATATGTCTGGGGTTAAGTCGCGCCCCACAAGCTCATCTGCAATGAATTTGGCCGCTGTGTCAGTTAGTACAGTATCCGAAAGTCCCACAATTGGGGCGTGTATTTCCTCGTTGTTTGATCTATATTCTGTATCAGACGGGAGAATACAATGAAATCCACCGTTGAAAATACGTCCGGCACCTTCGGTCGTACCATCCCCGCCCTTTAGTTTGAAATTATTCAGCGGTGATGTCGATTCTAAGACCTCGAACGCCATATTCGGGGTGTCGAATGGAGAACCATTTCCAACCGAAAACTCAGTTATACGTCGAGACAGAGTGTGTAATGACTCTAGTGCATCGTTGATATCCGCATCAGAAAATTCGGTGTTCTGCTGGAAGAGCGCGAAGCCGTAACGCTTCACCTCATCGAAAATCAATCTACTGTAATTTCCAGACCTAGCGCCCATTATCTTATGTCACAACTATTTCTAGCCTAATTCGCCTGACTAATTCAATACTTGGGTCTTTCCAGATAGGGATGTGTTTGATAGTATCAATCATCAGCCCAGAATCGGCAGTCGCCGTAGCGGTCCCACCAAACAGCCCCTGCTCACGAATGTAATTACCGGGCGGAACTTCTCCAAATTCAAATGTTGTTTCAAGTTCTATCTTATTTGTGGGGCCTACTACTGGGTTATCAGATGGGTCTAAGAATTTAATGCTATCAATAGCTTTTCTGAATATCTCATCTTCCAATGTTGTGTCTGTAATTAGTCCGGGATCAGGTGCCGCCGGGTCATTGGCACTATTTGCGCGGCCTACCGCGTGGTAGAGAGCGCCCCCGGTAATCAATCCGCTATTAGCGAGCAAAGCTGCGACCAGCACACCAAAATTCTCTACGATCAGATTGTCTTTCCAATCTGTTCTGGTTTCGACGATGGTGCCATCTGGGAGCTTTTTGCGTATAATGTCCCTCCAAGTGCCCTTTACCCTATTTTGATCGTATTGTTCTTCGTACAATTAAAGATTCCCCCGGTACTACGGCGTCGGAATGTATTCGCTGATTTTGAGGCCGTTTGATAGGCCATCTATTCCTCCGGCACTGGGAGGAAACTCAACTGAATGTAAAAAAACCGAAATATCTGTTGTAATAGTGTCATCAAAATCCTCGTTTACATTAGTGCTGTCATAAGATTCCTCATCTAATGTAGTTATGACATCTTCTGATGATTCTAATACATCACTTACATCATAAATATCTTCGTATGCCACGTCAAGGAAGATGAAAAATCCAATGGAGCTTTGCGGCTCGAAGACGGGTTGCAGTCGAACCAATTTCGCAACGACCTCTCTGCGTAACGGTATATCTGGTTCAAGTGTGAAATAAAGTGCATATTTTACATGAGAATATTTATCGTCATTCCTGACACTGATGATCCTAGATGTTGTGTCCCCCGGTTTGTTTGATTCATTTTGCGTTGTAAAGTCGGTCAGAAAAGCTATTTTCCTGCCTTTTTTGTGCATAATAAGTACATTGTTGCTGAATTCGTGTGGTGTAGCATCTAATTGAGTAACATTTTCAGCGTAGCCCACGACACCGGGAACAGTCCCCTTCGTTTTCCACGTAGGTATTGCATTTTTTATTTCTGACCGCTGTTTTTGGATTGGAATCTCGAAATTAGGATCGATTCCGACCAGTCTTCCCATAAAGGGGAGAAAATCCGAACAGGTTCTGTCGACGTCTAGGATGGTGCCTGGATAGGCATCGAGGATTCCCTTGACTCGATCAAGAGATAAGCCGAAGTTTTTAAGGAATCGATAGAGCGGGCCAAAGGGGTCTTCTTGTTGCTCCAGAAAATTTATTCTTTCGCCTCTATTGTCGATTACTGATTCTAATAGCTCCTTCTGAGTTTGAAGATCATCCTGGGTTCGATAAATTCTTGGAAGATGGTCTACCAAGCGCTGGTGAAAAAATCCAGTCGCTAACGCGAACGCTTTCCCTTGTGTACGGGAAGATGTGACCCACAATCCGGTATCAACTCGTTTGTGGAACATGGTGTAATAAAAAACTTCGCCATTAAAAACATCAATATCAGAATAATTTGTTTCTGTAAATGGCGGACCAGCCTCGGTCAAAAGAAGCTTACCGTCATCTATTCTCTCAGAAAACATGAATCGTTTGCGTACCAGACGGATTTCTGACGCCTCGAAGATGTCCGGGATCGCCCATGTAACCAGGATCTGCGGACCCTCGTGGGCGGTTTCTACGAGGAAATCGGAAACCTCAACACGAGTGCCGGGATCGGCAGTAAGGGGACCAGAGTAGAGGCTGACTAATTTTTCGCCCACAGCCTAAATCCTCACCATCGCCTCTGTGGCCTGCCGATCACACACATCCTTCAAGACCGACTGCATGGCTTTCTTAGAGGCTTCACACTTCAGTTGATCTGTGTCGAGGCTATTCAATAGGGCATCCCACTGACTTATTACCGACTCAAGGTGCTGCTGCTGACGCATTGACTTGTGTAAGAATCTGGCGGCTTTAACTTTCTTTCTTGTCACCACGTTTCCGATCGCGTCTACTCTGGCCAGCGGAGAAACGGGTAGAATTCCATCACACCCACAAATCGGACATTTAAGCTGCGTGTCCTTCTCTTTGATGAGGCTGAATCTCCTAAGGCACACGGTGCATACGAATCTAGCACTGAGTTGCGTAGCGGGGTGTTGGATAGACTGCGGATCAACACTCAATGGATTGCCACATCCACTGCACTTGTTCCCCTTGGGAACGGATGAGTGATAGCGACCGCAATTTTTGCAGATAAATGTAGACATCAAATAGCCCTAGTAGCCATCAGATTTTCATTTGTTTCGGCAGATTCATTCTCTGTTCCTACGTCCCAGGATGTGACTGAGTCAATAGATTCGATCCTGTAGGTATATTCGTTACCGTTAACTGGAATTGCCACCTCGCTGATTGGGCGCCTATTCACCCCATTTCCAGCCGAATCATCAAAAAACGGCGTCGTAGATGGTATTACAGTTGTATTAACCCTTACAGCAGTAGATGTATCAAAAACCGGCCCATCTGATCGATAGACGTTAAAACCGTCAGTATTTGAGTCAGATGTTACGGGTAAGAAATCCCAAAAAATTTTGACCTGATTTTCACTCACCTGCTTAATAAGATTCTGTGGTATAGTTGGTATTGTTTCTACTACAACGGAATCTGCAGCAGAGACATTTGGCGAAGATTCATCATCTACAGCATAAATATAATAGGTCCAGTTTTCTCCGTTCTCATCTTCGACGAGAGTATCGATGACTTGTACACTTGTTGGTATTAGCGCGTTGTCTATGACGACAAGCCCACTTTGAGCGAGAACGTTCGAACGAGAGGTGTCAGTAACGGGATCAGACCCCGGTAAACGATATACCTCCAAATGATCTAGGTCCTGCAGCTCACTTTGGTACGCGATTATGACTTCCGCCGCGGGTGTGAATTGGCCTGGAACAAGATCAATAACCCCACTCGGTAATGCAATGGAGAAATCGGTTACGGGTATTTTGGGGGTTACCCCCTGAGCCTCCTGTACCAGCGCGCCCGCACTAAACCCAGAAACCATAGAAATATTTGAGGTCAATACAATGTCACTACCATCTATCGAAGATACGACAAAATATTCAATCTTTACCCCCTCTTGTACTCTTACTGCATCTCCGGGATGAAAATTGACGTTCAACACGACTGTAAGCCTATTCTGTCCCTCCGCTGCACCCAAAAGTAGGGTTGTATCTCCGCGCCCCGCGCCACCGAATGGCCCCGCTACTTCTTGAATAGTGTAACTAAGAGCATCAATGGGATCGAACAGCGTCTCAAATGTTTGGGCTGATCCGTCAGCTACTCCAAGAAATTCTCCTGCAATGGGCTCATTGAACTGTGGGAGATCCCAGTTTAACGTGACTATCGAAGACCCCTTCGGGGCACCCGAATCTTGCATGATTGACAATTCAGTGAATTTCGCAGCCTGTGGCGTATCCACATCGAATGGAACGAATGCGGATAATGGGCCAGAAAATAAGCTAACAATGGATACGGGCATAAAAACTAACCCCTAATTATTGCCATTTATTACGTAGTTACTACTTGTCTCAGCTTATAGTAATACGTTACTCCGTCAATCACGTTTGTGTCCTCATACTCGTTCTGGTATGGCCCAAGTGTGGACTCGTTTGCCAACTCGTTTGATACGTCTGGGATGAATGTTGGCACCAATCCTCTGTGTAATCTATACCCCACCATTTTTCTTAGGTGTGCAGAAATAAATTCTGGATTCCCTCCGGCAGAGGCGCTGACCATCTCGGGTGGGTTATTCATGTCATCAGAAAGTAGATAATCCTGTCTTAGATCATCATCCGTTGTCGGCTTCCACGCGAGATGCACAAGATTGGGATCGCCATCAACATTACTTATGGTAAAAAATGACGGCGGCTGCGGTATGTAGGACGGCATCGTTACGCGCCCCCAACAAACGTAAGCGCAGTAATCCCCGGAACAGCAATTTGATCTTCATCTATAAGAATATTTCCTACCTTTACAGATGTTCTAAATCTAAATTGGTCAGATATCGCGGGAGGAATTGAGCCAGAAATTACCGTGAAACTAACCTCATTGTTGTCAGAGATATAAGCTGAATCCATTACGCCTGTATTACTTTGCACACCCGATGCTGTTCCAGATGCCGTGAATGTGGTTGCAGAATTAAATTGGATTGTCCAAGTTTCTCGTAATGATGTGGCTCCGACAGCCACCGAACTAACCGTATAGTCACCCGTTTTTGTAACGAAATCTACTTCTGGTTGTAGTGTTAGTGTGGTTAGATCAACATAATCAACCCCATTTATTTCGTCGATGAGTCTTACAATATCACTGTGAGTGATTGTTTTTCCGAAGTCAATCGCGCTTGAGCTTTCATTTAGTGATATATCAGCATCGAAGAAGTTGTTTAGGGCGATTATCACTCTATTTTGAACGTCCAGGTTTAGAAACGTTGGCAGAACTTGAACTGTTCCGATAATATCGATTGCCCCGAATTTAGCCGATCTTGCAGTAATGACATCCGTTATCATTCTTTTTGTGTCTAATAATTCTACCAAGCTATCTAGTAGTGCCTGTGGGGCTTCTCCGCCCCCCTCCTGCAGCACTACAATAGTAGTCAATCTGCCAGTACCCTGAGATATTGCGGCAATACGAGCAATTCCCGGAAACTGTTCCGCGAAGAATTTGTAATCCTCCGATGTTACTGCACGATTCAACGCACGAATAGATCGTGGACCGGCTATGCGTGCTTCTGCTAGCGTCTGAGCATCCTCTCCACCAGCCGCCGCTTCTGGATTTGTAACCGTAACTGATAATGGTAGCGTTGTAAGTACGGTACTAATCTCTCCGGCAGGAACATTCCCCGCTGCTCCGCCTCCGATACGGTATATGAGGGTAGGAGTTGCGCCGATATCCGGAATTTTTCCTTGGGCATTGTCACCAAACCTCAGAAACTTTATTGTGTCTGTCTCTATAAGTTCATATTCTTTAGAGGTAGGCAAAGAGTCGGCAAGAGTTTCTACGACGGGCCACAACTCTGCCCCCGCGCCCTCATCCCAGAACATTTGTTGACTGTCTTGGATTACTGGTTTGAACCTGAATACTATTTCTTGGAATGCAGATCCGTCAGATGTTGGAATTTGAGGAACCGTTTCTGTGATCGTCTCCCCCCGGCTAGCCGATGCACCAAATACGGGGTTATCATCTAAGTCAACCTCATTTCCGAGTGATCCCGCAGTAATGATCAAATCATCGTCTGTCTCAAAAATCAGTCCGCCTGTAGACTGTACTTGAGTTCCAGCCGGGATCGTAAAATCGGTTCCTTGTACTGATGGTAGGGCAAACACCAGCGTCACTACAGAGGCTGCTGGTGCCCTAAGCCTGAAATCAATGAGCTTGAACATATTGATCGCGCTCTGACGAAGTAACATTAAATCTGGGTAAGGTTCGCTTAGTCTGCGATCCAAATACCAGTGCAAGTTATCTAAGTGTGCTGCAAAAAGCTCAATCAGAACGATTCCAAAATCCGATGGATTTAAGTCCGTCCACTCTGGAGTGAAGAACGGAATCATTTTGATCATATCGTCCCGGATCGCTTCATAATCGCGGGATAATGAGTCTATTGCCGGTATTCTGAATTCATTATTAGCCATTTTAGGCGCTATCACTAAATGCGAGTGTTATGTTGAATGCCTGATTAGTTCTTCTGATCGACAAATCGATGTTGACGAATATTATTCCCCTGTCTGGGTCCCTGCCGAGAATGTCTGCCGAAATAACATTTACTCGTGGCTCAAATAGTCTTAGCGGCTCGATCAAAACTCGACGTAATCTGATGTCAAAAGTCGGGTCGTTGGGGCTAAAAATCAACGATTCGACATTTGAACCCCAATCTCGACGCATAATACGCTCTGAGATGGCTGTACCTAGTATTTGTCTGAGGGATTCTTCAACGTGCTGAACTTCGGATGACTTTGCCACTCCACCGCCGAAGAATCTAAGCGGAAAGCTTATTCCAGCGCCCAAAAATCCGAGTGCATTATTACTTGCCACTTATTTCACTCAAAATCGAGTCCGCGATAACGCTACGAGTTTGCATGGATTTAATTTGTTCTCTCATCAAATACTTATCTTTTAGTTGCTCGTTTGGTTTTGTGTCCTCCACAGATTGTTTTAGCTCTATTATATAGGAGTGTAAAAGCTCTTGTAGCAAAAGTAACCAAATCGGTGTGTTTTTGCTGTCGCTAACACGTTGATCAACTATTTTAGATGCGCTTTCCGCGCTTAGTAACCTCCCACTCAATCCCTCGCGAATACTATTTATCTTGTTTATTTCGTGGTGGATAGACCTTAATTTCCCCTCTAAAGAGTCTATTCTCGTGCGATTGCCGGCAGAGGACATATCGACTAACAGGTCACGAATGTGGTCTTGTTCTACTGAGCCTAAATCAGTGAAAAATTCTTCAAATCCCATTTTTGCCTACGTGAAAAGTGCCTCAAGTGCTATTATGCCAGGAACATCGCCAGTTCCACCAGCTAGCCAAACTATGCCGGCAGTGAAACCGGGGGAGCCGATAATTGGCCTATTTGTCGCGGATCTCAGCTCCTTTGTAAATCCCCTTAGTCCTTCAGTCGTATCAATAATCACCATATGAACGTCTGGATCGGCCAAAAAATCCTGTAGAGCTATAAGAGCTTGTTTTACCTTATTCAGGTTATCTCTTAGTAAGTTAGCCCTTTTTGTTAGAACACCCATGAAATCTGATAATCCATCCGCAATACTTTTTGGAACTTCGAGTAGACCTATTGCCCTATCAAGACCATCGAGTAGCGGCTTAAAGCGTGGCATCGCGTCCTCAAGACCGCGGGTTCTTGTCCAATCGGGCAGCCTAAGATCCTTTGTAGCGGGTACGACTAGGGAATCCTTTGGAATAGTTGCCGTAACTGTTCTGACATTCTTTAGCGTACCTGAGGGGCCACTGGGGCTGTTTGGAACCACGTATTCGTAGCTATATTTCGTCCCACCAATTTCAATCGCTGATAACGGCGATCCTGGATCAGGGGATTTAAAATTCGAGATGTCGCTGATATCAATGTCAACGGGAAAACTTTGCAATCCCAGGAAGCTGGGGGTCACGTCACCCGTAGTCGTTACCCCCCTGGGATCTTGCGGGACTGCTTGTAGCAGGCCAACCGCCTCCCCCTCTGGAATTTCACCAATAGATAGTGCTATTATTACCCCATTCAAATCTACTATATCAATTTCTCCGGGAACGGCGGACTTGGACTCATAAGTTGCCAGAGTAGTATTATCGGTTGATGGATCACCGATAATAATGTCTGCCCCATTTGCGGGGAAATTTGATCCTCCGGTTATACGCAGCGACTGTGGCTGACCTGTTGGCGTAAAACTCTCAAAAACCTCCCCCAGTGGGACCATTGACCCGAATTTGAATCCAGACAGAAATTCAGCAAAAAGGCCCTTGAATTGTGATCCACGGAAAAAACTGGATAAAATTTTTAGTGGTGTGATAAAATTTGTTAGATTTGTTTCGGCGGCCATAAAGACCACAGCGAATATTCGAGCATTATTGGAGAATATCGGTCTACTACTATCAGACATATCGTAAAGGCTCTCTTCTATGTCATTTATGAAACCATCTATGCTCCTAGCCTTGAAAAATGTCCGACCTTTCGGTACTAGGGGGAATTGAGATACGGTTGAGTTTAGCAACGGTGTTTTGAATTTTACACCGATCGTCGAAAGCGGTGCCATAGGAGTAAAACCGGGCGGTAATGGGAGGACGAAAAACGCCCCATTTCTAAAGTCATCAATAGCATTGTGTAACTGATTAGTGATTGCCTGTAGCGCCGCACTCAATGGGTCTACAAACCCCGTGGAAAGCGCTTGCAGTGCGCTCACGAAAGAGCTTAGAGCATCCATCGCATCTGCCAGAGCATTGATCGGATCGTCTAGGGCATCGACCGCATCCTCCAGCTCATTCGGAATCATTCCGGCTAACGAGAAACTCTGCCACTCTGCCATGAGTCACCCCGACCATTTCTATTAATTACGGAACCAAATACATGTTGTTTTCTTTGTGATTCTGCTAGTTTTTTTATTGACTCTATTTTTCTTTCGTAGTCTTTACTTATCAAAACCATAGCGTCATTAAGTAGGTTTACTATCCTACTCATCCCGTTTTTGCGTGTTTCTTTGCTCCAGTTTGACATCTTCTAGGTGATTAGCGTCTGTGTACCGGGGAGGAGGCTTGGTGGCGATGCTAAGAAAGGTGCCGGGCTGGTTGGCCCGCCGACTAGTGGGGCAATTACATGGAAATGACCGCTAAATAGTAGTTCTAATGCCTTCAAACGTGCTTCTACGGCAACCAAGGCCGCTTGTGTGGCTACTGGTACGGGTGCTGGCCCAATCAGTATGCCCGGAGCATTTATCACTATAGTACCGTTTGACGTTAGACTTGCGTTAGATGACCCGGATAAATTTAGGATTTGAGACGATATAGTGGCATCCGAACTCGCGGTTAGCAAGATGTTTCCGGCAGATGCGGTTACATTGATACTCGTCCCAGAATCGATACTTACTGGCCCAGAAGCCGCTTCAATCTCTACTTGGTTAGTGGAGAACAGGCTAATATCTGAACTAACAACAACCGATGATGAAAGACTTTGTATTGTTACCCCGCCGGATGGAGAAGACAACAATATTGAGGTGCTTGATACGCCATAAGATTCCAAGTTAATATCGAAGCCCCGAAGATTCAGATTACCCAAGTCTGTATTTATCTTGATGTTACCCGAAACAGCATTTATTACTTTGGCATCTGGAGATGCCAGATTATTGGCGATCAGCTCTTGAGAATTCTCCCCGACTATGTCGTTTTTCTGGCCGCCAACACCAAACGTCATCGTGGACCCGGAGAATACAGCAACATTTCCGAGAGCCTCTATGCCAACACCGGAATTTGATTTTATTTCAAGATTGTTCCCGAAATCTGCTGTTACTCGACCATCGATCTCTAAATCAATCGTTCCCCCAAAACTGTACTTAGCGTTGCCTCGAATGCTGGATTCGTGTCCACTATTATAAGTCTCTTGAGAAAGACCCCCCACAGACATCGAATAGTTCCCACCGATTTGTTTGTTATACGCTCCGATGACCCCCATGTGATAAATATTGCAGCGGTCGGACCTGCCACCGCCAGGACGAAGCTCTATCTCGGCGCCGTTTGCGTGATAAAGAGAGATCCTCCCTCCATCTGGTGTGTCTTCGAAGACAAACTCATGACCGGTCTCAGACTTGAATAAGGCATGTGTTTTTCCATATGTTGGGTTACTTGAGGTTCCTGGATCAACTATTTGAAATAATATGTTGCCCGCCGTCTCATAAGTCGTCGTTAAAAAGCCCTTAGGTGGCCCCATTGACGCGTCTTCTTTCCCCTTCACCGGGTCAGGGGCATCGCCGCCGTTTTCACTCCCGTGCCAACCACCGAACCAAAAAGCGGCATCTGGATCACCGCCAAAAAACCCGACGACAACTTTGCTACCGATTTTTGGTATTATCAACGACCCGTAATCATCATCACCAGCCATAAGTCCGCCTATGGCTTGAACGCCATTAATTGGTATGTTCCCCATTAATCCGGCAACTTTTATCGTTAACTGGCCCTTTTTGGCGAGATCCTCTTGAACGCGGTTATCCACTACGACGCCTTTGTGTAAGCCGAGAAGTTCTAGCTGATCGGCCATCACCCGCCTAGTGTCTTTCTATCTTGATCATCCATTTTTATTCCACGGTGTTTTTTCCGGGGGCACCGGACTTTACGATATCACTGACGTTTTCGTGTGGAGGAACAGCATAATTTGGTTCTTTTATCGATAGCACGTCAATGTTCATCAGATAACGACCCGACACAAGATGGTGGACAACCTTGCTTACGTAATAATCTCCACTATAAATTCTGCCCCCAGAAAGGAAGATTACAGATCTTGGCCGTATTTCCGGGTCACCTCTCAGTCCAGATATTTTGATGGTTGACTTAATCGAACGTTTTCGTTGCATACTGAGAGCAAAATTATCGAGTGTTTCTTTGTCAGTTATCGATGGTGGCGGGCTGACAAATTCGCCTGTTGAGGCGCTAGGTAATTCCTCGGCCCCCGGATTGGCCGTGACAAAAGATCCTTCACCGCGAAAAACCCCCTGCTCCAACAAGTCTTTAGCCTCGCGAGTAATTTTGATGTCGCTATTTACGCCACTTTCTGGCCCGGCTGTTGTGGATAGCAATTTTCCAGATTCTGTAAACAGCGATGAGTTGATCTTCCCAACTATTTTCGAGTCGTCTCTGTGCCCAAATACTATCTCGTCAAATGACCCGCCGTTCAGTGCTATTGTTTTGTTTTTAATTACCGGGTTAAATTTATGGAAATGGAATGAATTTTCTGCAAAAAAATATTCAAACCCATTTTTTTTCGCCAAACGAGTGATTAGCTCGTAATCCGTTTCATTCATCTGAGTTACGAAGTGGCCCGTCATAGATTTCGTCTTCTGAATATTTGAGTTTCTAATAATCAGAGATAATTTTCTCTCGAACATCTCGGATTGTTTTGCAACAATATTGGAAACAATTTCAGAATCGGAACTCTTTTTCCATCCTATCTGTCGGCGGTCACGTTCAAAATTTGTGATATACAAATAACCTCGACCGATAAATTCTATCAGATAATCGAGGTTCAAATCGCTAATTTTCGTGAGGACAAAGTTCCTTGATACACCTATCCGCCCCCCAGTTTTGATGGTGGCACGAACACTAATTGTCAAGAAACCCTCTTTCTTAAATAATGCCTTTATTATTGCTGTTTCATGATGCTTCTCGGCTCTGGCATTAACTACTATTCTTACCCAGTCAAATTCCTCGGAATCGCTCTCAATTATATCTATTCTTGAAAGCGAATATTTAGAGATATGAGTATCACCTATTAGTACCGCTATGGATAAAGTTTCTGTTGTACCCCCCAACGTTGCATATACGTTCTTTGGTACGTTAGTTCTAATTGGGGACGGAATGTCCGTTACTGTAATTTCTGTACCAGCGCCAAATTCCGCCCTGTCGATGGCATCATTAGGCGTATCCGCATCGGAATCAGTAGCAGATTTTACCTTGTTTTGAATTAATTCTCCCGACCCGTTACCCAACGTTATAATCTCCTAAGAAATGATCCCTTGGGTACTGTCAATGCAGACCCAATCTCTAACGGGTCTGGATAATCAGTGAATGAGTTGACATCAGAAATGACCCATCCAGATCGCTCCGGACCCCCCACCTCAAATGCCATCAAATCAATGACATCTTTAGTTTCAGGTGCAACTTTTTTAAAACTCCTTCCGATGTCATCTGTAGTTATTGGTTTTCTAAGAGTAGTAAAAAGCCTTACTTGACCTCCGGGTCTTATGACACCGACGGCTCTAACTTTTTCGTATCTACTACCTCTAAAAACTGGCATAAATAAATCATCCTTCTACTAATTGTTTATCGTAACTATTATTTCGTAGGTGACTCATCTGTGTCGGCAATTGAAGTCTCGACAAATTTCTCGGTTAGTTCTAGTGACACCTCAGCACGAATTACCCTCGTACTAATCTTTTTTTGCAGTCCGCTTTCCGACCCAGTCTCAGAAACGAAGGTTTCTTGATTTTGAGCTGATATTCTTAGTATCTTGGTCTCGAATTTTGTTATTACGCAGCTCATGGAGACGGGGGCTGCCGTCAAGAGTAGCGGCCCCGGATTTTTTTTTAGGATTTCCTGTAATAAAGCATTTTTTTCAATGAGGGTTAAGTTAGCTACTTCTTTACCCACCTGTGCCTTCGCATCTCTTTCCAACGCCCGCTCCGGTGCGCTGACCTCGTTTACGAATCCAGACATCATTCTCAATCGTTGTAAATAATGCGCAATCCAATCATCCGAAATATTCTGCCCGTCAGCCCCACCGACAAAAATCGGTGGTGGTCCATAAGCATCAAAAGTTGTTGTGAACGATACTTTTCGTGGACCGACTCTTGCACTATGTAAAACACCTGAACCACCTCCGCTAGCTGGATTGGTCCCCTCCCACTGAACCGGAAAATTCACGTCTAGCTCTTTAGGAGATATAGGAAAGTCTACGATGACGTGCGCAAGAGCGCTTTTTTCTTTGTCGTCTTTTGCAATACTACCCACTATAGAGTCCAGATCGAACTGTAAAATGACCCGATTAATGCCCCTCATCGATGGTAATGCCTGTAACTTACCGATCTCTGTCGGAAAACTAGTAATGTTCGATAAAAATTGAAGGTTAGCCACCAAATGGTCCTCTTGTTAGTTGCTCAAGTCCGCGAGACACCGCTTCCCGTTCTCTTTCTGCTATCGTAAATGGGGTGAATGAAACCGTCGGCGGGGAGGTGTTTTTGGCGGTCTCTGCACCACTTTTAGCTCCTTCCTTTGTGTTTTCATTTATGTCGTCTAGCTGATCTATGAATATCGAAAGAAACTCCTTCCCAGCCGAAGGTGGCGGCGAGACTAACGCCGCCATTCTTGCTTTTACATTCTCTGCGGCTTTTGGTCTACCTGCTATGGAGTCAATGAATTTTCCAAATGTTATTGATAATTGTTCACCTATTACCTTGGCCGCAGCATCTTCTTTTCGTTTTCTTTGGCGCGCTAAGGCCGCAGCAGCCAATAGACCTATTTTAAGCGGGGTCAGGGAACCGATCTCCTGCATTGCTATTACGAAAGCATCAATCATTGCGCCAGCTAGGAGGGTTGTAATAACGCCGCCAAGCTTTGTGACCGCATCAATTACTTTATCACTTAAAAACACCTTGGCAAATGCATCGATTAGAATTAATGCCATTTTTTCAAGTGCAACCGAAAATTTATTGCGGGTCTCATCTACGGTATTCGATAAACCCCGTACTAATCCCGTTTTTGAGATACTGTCTATTATGTCTGTAACAGCGTTTATTACTAACGGCACAACATTTTCTAAACTATCTGCTATGAAGTCAACGAATTTTTCAAATTTCGGTATGAATTCTCTGTCTATTGCCCTACCAAAATCATCTAGATCTGTCTTAACAAATTTCCTAAACGAGCGGCTCAACCTATCAATATCAACTCTGATAAGAGCAAATAGTAACGATATACTTTCCCCCCTCTCAAGTGCAGCTATAAATTCCGTCACCATATCAGATGCACTGTCAACTATCTTCTTTAGTGCTCCGGCTACTTTATCCGCAGGTTCCGCCAAGCCGAGAAGTACCGTCTCAAACGCTTTCGAAAATGTTGCCCCAGGTCCGACGACTTTATTTAGCCACACATCAAATGCACCGCTGACCTTCGAGATTGTAGAAAATAACTTTTCTAGAGATTCTCTTACTGGCTCGAACGCAGCTTTTAATACGTTTTCGAAGGCGTTTTTGATGTCTGTTACAAGTTTGATGAGTCGACTAGCTATTTGACTGAATTCTGTGAATAGAACATTTATTAGTTTTAGTATCTTCAAAAATCTCAGCACTTCGATGAACTTTCGGATGGCCGCAACCACTTCAGTTACTAGGAATATGATTACACCAAGGAAAAACGCCGCGGGACCGAATAATGATAGTACGATAATTAATCCAATTCCGAGTAGCAGTCTCATAGCAAGGCCGAGTTTCGAGACCTCTTTTATCCATTTGATTGTAAGGGGAATTATGACTAGCAATGCAAATATAATTATACCGATGGGATTCGTCAGAAGAAACTTTGACAATCCTTTGATTGCAAAACTCACTTTACCCATCATTCCTGTAGTGCCGGCAGCCGCTGCTGTACTAGCTCTAAATCCCCCAATTAATGATTTGAACCCGGGAGCTAATTTAGCTAAACCACCCTCGAACAATAGCATTTGTACTGCGATACCCGGCAAACCAAACTGTGATGAAACAAGAAAGCCGATTGATGACCCGAGGGCACCAAAACTTTTGTGTAGATTTCCGAGTTTTCCAACAGCACGGGAAATGGCAGGACCAATTCCCTTTATTTTTGACCCAAAGCTCTGCACCCCCATTGCTGACTTAGCCGCGAAAGCCGCCGAGAAAGGTGGTACTTGTGCTGCCCCCATCGCCGATTTAGCCACGAGAGGCGGTACTTGTGCTGCCCCCATCGCCGATTTAGCCGCGAAACCAGACTGAAGTGTCGTCATAGATGCAGTTAAATTTTGCATTAATGCAGTTGCGGCACCCACATCGGATGTGAATTGCGCAGGAAATCTTAACGATTTTAACTTAGCACTTGCCAAATCAACAAATTTGACGATTTCCGCCTTAAGTGCGGCCCACGAAACCGATGCGCCTTTTACTCTTTCCCCGGTACCAGTTAATGTGCTATTAATCTGGATGAACCCACTTAGAACTTTCGGTAGTATGAATGTAAGACCCGCCATCGCTAGAATAAACGTCGCAAAGGAGGCCCCCGCAATTACAGCGATAGCAATCACCGACCGTAGTACCGATGGTACACGAAACCAAATGTCAATAAGTTCATTGAAAACCGCGACTACCGCCTTTACAATCGGAAGTAGAATTTGTCCTACTTCAATAAAAATGTTCTTTATTTTGCCGACTAGAATGTCTATTTGAGAGTTTAGGGTTTGAATTACGGCCTCAAATGACCTTTGAAGTTTCGTACCCTCTTCGAAAGCGTCATTAGCGTTGTTTATGTTCCTCCGCAATTTATCCATGTCTTGTGAAAGGCTGAATACAGCCTCGCGAGAACGGACAGCACTAAGACCCACCTGTTTGAGCACTTGGCTAGCACGTACGGCGTCTAGTCTACTCAAAGTGCCCAAGAATTTCATAATTACGCCCGTGGCATCTTCGCCTAGACGTTTGTCAAACTCAGAAACTGAAATTCCCAGCACTCTTGCAAAATCTTTTTGCCTTGTTGTGATTAATCCAAAAAACCGCGCGATTGCAGTTCCGCCCGCTTCCGCTCGTAGACCGGAGTCTCGCATTGTTGCGGAAAATGCCAGTAGAGTACCGGTGGATATTCCCAGACGTTCGCCCAAAGCCCCGAATCTTACTGTGGCATCCACGATAAATCCGGCTGTGGCTGTTGTCGTGTTAGCTAGAATGACCATTGCAGACCCTAGTTTATGAGCATCTAGAACGTTCAATCTTAGCACTGTGCTTAGTCGTGCGAACGCTGCCGCGGCAGACTGCTCTGTTAGGTCAGAAACTCGTGCTAATTTTGATGCCTCTAGAGCTACCGCTTTAATATTTTCTGCCCCAGAAATGCCTAGCTGTGCGGCGATAACCCCCACACGCGCTAACTGTGTTGCTGTTTGTGGGACCTGCTGAGATAGCTCTACGAAACCGGCCGATAACTCATCAATTTCTGACCCAGTTTTTCCGGTTATGCGTTGTACATCCGCCATCGCAGACTCTAGCGCGGCGGCCGATTTTATGGCACCTACCACGGCAAGACCGAATCCAGCAACTCCTGCAATAGCTAGTGTCGTGCCGACCTGATGCATGTTTATCATGGACGTGCCCAAGCCCTTGACGGCGCCACTTAAATCGTGAATGCCCATCGTAGCCATCTGAATCTCTTTGAGATTTAGGGCTCGTGCAACGAGTGTTAGAGAGAAGTTAGCGACTGGCATGTATTATCGACGCCTTTTTGCGCGCTCCAACGCTTCCCTGTTACGCTGATCGAATTCTTTTGCTTGCTCTAAGTGCGCCTCGAACTCGTAAATTGGCATCCCCATAAAATCAGCATAATTGAAGTATTTGAAATTATACCCAATGAAATTACAGGAGTTATATATCCATGTCAATGTTTCTTCCGGCCTTTGGGCTTCCGGAATAAAAAATCCTCACCACCAATATCAACATTGAAAGTGGCGCCACAGATATGACAACTGATCTCTGGTTGCATGTCTACCCCAGGCAACCTACTCTGGAAAGCATCGATCAAATCTCCAAGTACTCCGGTAGTCATGTTGTCGAACATCTCCGGCCCAAACGGGCCATCTATCCCGTCCCATTTGATGCAGCATCGTGTGAGTAATTCGATTTGCATATCCATCGGATTTTCTTCACCCGCCCGCATTGCCCTCGCTATATCGAGTCCAGTAGGTAGTCTAAATGTTGCACTTAAGCCATAATCCGACAGAGTTAAATCAAATGTGTAATTACCTTTACCATCGGATTTCATGTCACCGGAGATCGGGTAACGTTCGAGCTCCGTCACATCTTGACGAAGTAGGGATAGGTGCTCACATTCGGGGCATTTGATATTAACTTCTTGAATTTTTCCGCGTGATGCTACTCGAATCTCAACCATAAGAACATCGCGGTCGCACATGAGCATACGTGCGAGGTCTTCGGAATTCGGTTTTTTACCCCCGATTTCGAGGACGCAGTCCATGAACAGTGTTTCCAGCGTTTTTGCTGTCGCACCGCGCCTCGTTTTAATCGCCGCTAGTTTCTTTAGTGTGTTCGTTGTCATCGGAGCGATTTTGGCTGTTTTTTTAGTTTCGCCAATTTCGTCCGGCAAGCCGGCGATTAGTTGCACGTCGTAAGTTGGAAGGGTAGTTTCTGCGGTCATCTTCACTCCTGTCACTGACTTGAAGTCTTGAATAGTAGATGCGATTTTAATTTTATCGCAAAGTCAAATTCCGAATACAATTCGGCATTTGATTATCACTTGTCTAGTTGATATATCCCCTCGTGTTGGAATGTTACTGATTGAATTAGCAGATTACTAGCCTGGGCGTCGAATCCCGAAACAGATAATTTTGACGGCCACGCCCTAAGAATGATCCAAGATTTGGTGTGATAAAACGGGACTCCGGCGTTATCTAGCGCGGATCGGCCATAAGATGTGACTATCAAATCCTGTTTCAGGTCTTCTATTGGACCGCGGGCATCTTTATCCCCTTGGGTTAAGCTGGGGTCCATAAGCTTTACTCTATTGTGCCAATTTGACAACTCATCAAATTCATCGACGCCACGGCTCATCGTTATTGGGCCATCGATCACCCTGTTTGGCACGGAATAGGAAGACAATGAGTTGTCGTACTCCTCATATTGAATCACATCAACTTCTGATTCCAAGTCGGAAACGGATTGAAATCCAATTCTGCCACTAATAGTGTTATTGTTCCCAGATGCTGGTGAAACACTAAAACGAAACCCCGGAAATATATTATCCGTGTTTCTTTCGTGCCTTTCTGCTGATCTGGTTATACCTCTGGTCGCCATCTATTTTCTACCTAATCGCCCACCCTAGTGGCAAGTATTTCTACAAGACCCTCGTGTGATAGTTCTAGCGTGGCGACAAATATTTCGGAAGCTCCCGCCGAAAGATCGGAGTATTCCAATGCTGATGGCCAAGCATTCTTTACCAAGAACGCTCTGGATGGCTCAGCATCCCCCTGACGAAAGACCTCAATCGTAACATCCTCGCGAATGCTGCGATTTGTTTTAGACGGCCTGGTTATGCTGGAGATGTTAGCATCCCCCTCAATTTTGCTTCTTACAGATACTTGGAACACATCTTGACGCCACGCTTCTAGATCGCTATTTTGATCCAGACCCCTCTCTAGGGTGATCGTGTCTGAAGATGTAAGTCCGGGAACCTTTCTCATTATTACTTCATCATCGCCTTCGCGGTACTCGATGACTTCAGTTTCAGAGCGAAGTCCCGTTACTGTTTGAAAGCCGATTACTCCCGTGATACGGGTGGGGCTACTTACACGAAATCTGAATGACTGGAGAATATTATCAGTATTTGTTGCCATTTATAATACCTCTAGTGGGTTATATTAGTTCTTCGATTGTAGCCCCACCGCCACTAATCAGTCCTAGTTTGAATACGATAAACTCAGCGGGCTTTACAATGGATACTCCGATTTCGACGTTCACAATTCCAGCATCTTGATCAGCGGGAGTAGTGGTTTCAGAGTCAACCTTTACAAAGAACGCTTTATCGGGGTCATTTCTCGGCACCAAAACACCGTTTTCCCACAGGCGGCGCAGGAATGTGGAGTTTGCACTTCTCAGACGGTCGAACAAATCGGTATCGTTTGGATTGAATACAAAATCCTGGTTTTGTTCCTTTATCGTGCGCTTGATAAAGTTTAGAGTTCTGCGAACGTTGATGTAATGTCTGCCATCCGGCAAGCTTTGGAGTGTTCTTGCGCCAAAGATCCTAACCCCACGACCACGAAACTCGCGGATCGCATTGATCCCGTTGGGATTCAGTACTTCTTGCTCTGTATCCGATACGTTTCTAGTTACTCCAAGAACCCCACTTAATGGGAAGTTAGCCGGCGCTACGTGAACGCCCCGAGACAGAGACGTTCTCGCCCATTGTCCCTGTACATGCCCCTCGGTTGGAACTTGTATGGTCCCCCCGCTTACTTGTGGATCTGGAACCGTTAGGAATGGGTAGTATAACGCTCCAAAGGATGAGTCGGTTTGTAGCTCAACAAGACGGAATTCTCTCGCCTCTTCCGGTTCATCATCTGCCAAAGGCACATTTGCGATATACATGATGTCACCACGGTTGGTGGCGTAATTAACTCCGTTTTGAATAACCGCTACAGATGTTACTCCGGGGGTGGAGATGAAATCGACATCAAATGCCTGATTCATCAAGAAAATGCCCGATGGTGGAGCTACGTCAGTCCCTATATATTCGTTATCGCCTACTGCCCCGCCATTATCTCCACTAGCAAGTTTAACGTTATCACCAGTTGGACCCGGAAGCGTCTGGTAAAGATCGAGCGTCGCCGAGTCCTCATCTGTAACGGTTATGATATTCGAGGCGTTGGAGGTTCCACTGAGGCGGTTTTCAACGTAATCTTGGGCGTAACCGTCTTCCATCGACAAGAATTCGTGTATTTCGGTTGTGCCGCGGAATAGAACTTCAAGACGAAATTCGGCGCTAACAGCCAGAGACCCGGATACAATAGTTACTCCGAGAGCTACCGCACTGAAAAATACTTTGTTGCCATTGATCCCGGTTACGATTACTTTTGCTTGTTCAAGAGCCGATGCAAAAACTAGCTGTTGGCCGAGGCGTACGTTGGCGCCATTTGTGAGGAGTGCCTCAGTATCCCCAGTCTCAAGATCCTGAGCAAGTGTCGTTCTCACTCTGTGCATACTAGATGTCGCAGCCACACTTCCGGTTGGGATGGTCGTGATAGCCCCAACAGATGGGAAATTCAATGTTCGAGTCGATAGATCGATAGATAGAACGATCACGTTTACCGTAGTCGTAGCATCAGTTATTTGAACTAAGTCACCAACCTCAAAACCAGCGACAGTATTGAGTGTAAGAGATGTGTTTCCGCTCATTAGGGCGGCGGTTGTTTCGGCCGTGACCTTGTTTGTCTTGATAAATACCTCGTCACCCCAAACTCCGTCGTTTGTGGCATCAATGGTCAGGGTATTTATCCCAGCATGGTCTAGGAGAGTGACGGTGGAAGCCGCCGAAGCGGACCCGATCACTCTTGCGACATAGCACTGTTGCCCGCCCTGTTGGAAAAATGCGCGAACTGAGTGCCACAAGAATGACCCGCTAAAAATTCCTCCAAAAACAGAAGAGAATTCAGAAAAACTTTGAATCAATACGGGCACATCGACAGGCCCCTTTTCGGCAGTGCCAACGAACCCACCAACGTCAGTAGTCCCGCCAGTGATTACTGGAAGATTCTGCTCCTGCTCAATTACCTTAATACCTGGTGTAAGTAACTGTACCATTTAATTACCTCTTCTTTCGCACCAGGAGGTAGTCTTTGGCCACAAGCCTCTGAATCTCCTTGCAGTTAATTTGCTCGGCAGTTACCGGGGTCCATTGACGACCGGAACCGATATAGAGGGTCTCCCTCTGACCTTTGTGATCCTTCGAGTCAAGATTCACGGGAAGATCGCCAGCATTTTTATTCTTCAGCTTCACTTCAAATCCGGGCCGATCATCGAGTACAACAAGTACATCTTCGATTTGATCGGAGCTTCTATTTTCGGATTTTGCCTCGGACTTTTTGGCCATATCCGTATTCCTATCTTATGTTATCTACTTAATTGTGTTTCGATGCAATATTACAGGTTGATAATCTGCTCCGGCGTCTCATCTTCGTTTAAACCTATGTTTGACCTAATTTCGGTAGCCAGCGGAACCTCTTCCGTATCCCCGTGGTATTTAAATCCAGCCATCCCTAGTGTAGCCATTTTACGCATAACCCGTCCAGTCAGCTCGTCTTGCTGTAAAAATGGCGTATAATCCGTAGTAAACATTTTCAACCCACTGCCCAAGGACGGAACTCTCTTGTTGTTCTGGAATATTTCATCAACTGCGTTTGCCATGATTAGGGATTCTCGATCACGTGGACTCTGTGAGAATATTTGTATCGTCGGAGTTTCTAGTGTGTAGCCCTCGCGTTTTCTGGCTTTCAGTAAGGCAGTATTTTTTTCATAAATTGGGTGCCCAACCCGCTGTAACCTGTTTTCAGACGATGAGGCAACGTTTATCACGATTGATGGAACTTCAGTTTGTTCTATAAAAGGATCAGCAGATATCACTACTTTTGGCAACGCAAAGTATTGAAACTCAAGTACTTCTCCCGCTGCCTGGGATGATGTTAATGTAACTGTCTTTGGGGCCGTAAATGTGTCGAAAAGATTTATTTGCTTTGCCGGGTCAATGGTTGTGTTATATACACTTACGACACTCATAATTGTGAACGGAGTCTCTAGATCAAATGACGACCCCGCTATTTGTATATTGGTGGCTGCTGTTAGGCACAATTTGATCTCGTTTTCGATGTACCTCTTCAACGATCTTTTCAGGTCTTCGAGGAAGCTTATTTTCAAGCCATAGTGCAAATCAAGAGACTGTAAAATGGGGGTTTTCTTCTCATCTGATGATGGCGTGAATCTGACTTTAATTTTTATCGATCTATTTGAGTCTAATAAGTCATAAAATGTTGCGATATTTAGGTTTACATCATCGATGATTGAAAAATCTGTGGGGCCAGCAACATCCCACGAGCCACCGCCCCAGAAATAAAAGGTGGTGCCGTTATCATTAGAGAATTGATAATCGATGGCACCATCCGGGTCGCCATTTTCGTCAGTCGGAATAGTAGAAAATTCTTCGAGTGCCCATAAATCGATTAGTGCGGTGGCTTTAAATTCTGGGAAGACGACTTCTGCCAACTCGAATGTTCCCGTTCTTGAGAATTCCCCCGATGTGTCTTTCTTGCGTAATCGAAGTTCATGATTTACCAAGGCCACTTTGATGGGATCGAAAGTAGCCTCACTAAAATCTTGAAAATCGAACGACTTAGTGGGCATAAATTAACCCCAAATAATTACGTACATATCCTACCACTATCAAATAGTTTGTGTCAATCTATTGATCAATAGAGCGCACTTTTGCACACGAAATCATTTCTTTCGACGTTATGCCCCTCGGTGGTATCTTGTTGTTGAAAATAAACCCAAAACGGGCTAGTGGGACCGATATCAACTCAAAACAAAACCAAGCCTTGTGTCTCTGCCACGGTTCTTTATTCTCACGTTGGAAAGTCAGGAACAACCATAGCATCCCAAAAAGGGCTTTGTGGTCGTATTTACCCCCCGTTTGGGATTCGGCGTGCGTGACCGCTCGTTCGACATCTATAATTGGTGCGTTTATTCTTAGAATTTTTGTTCTGTTTTTGGCGTATTTATTCTTGGATACTCGTACACCTCGCCAATCTGATTCTAGTATTGTCTCGGCCCCGGCATCCAATACCCATGCACCGTGACTCCACTCACACCCGATTACTTTTTTTATCGCGTGAGATACCGGACTTCGGCCAGAGTAGAGGAGGATGTCGCCTCGTCGAGGTTCCATTAATACTCCCGATTTTTTTGCGGATAATTACCCACAATGAGCGTTCTCTCTTCGTTTAACCCAATTTAGTTTGATTTCTCTTTGTTTACGAGCTGCCACGGCGTCGTCAAAAGACCCAAAATAACCAAGATGTGTCGACTGCCCGTTGACTTTTATATAAGCCTGCCAAAGATTCTTTTCCCTGTGCCATCTAACCCCACAAGCCCCGCTAGTATTGTCAGAGCGCAATTTTTGATTTTTTATGTTTTCGGCGTGGCTACAGAGACGCAAGTTAATTTTTTGATTATCTAGTGTATGGCCATTAATGTGATCCACGACAAGGGGTGGCTCACGAGCCATTATATCGTGATGCATATATAGCTTTCGAAGTTTTCCACCGTTTCTTGGTAGTTTACGCGTGGCATAAACTTGCCCACTCTTTCTTACGTCAGCCTGCCACGAAAAGTCTTTTAGTCGATCAAAGTCGTCGTCATCCACGTCGGCCTCATATCCCATCGTTAATTTTATCTTTTTGGTCATATTTTTATTTCTTGTGGCCCGAAAGGACACCAACAGCGAATGGCGGTATCGGATATTTGTGGGCTGTCGAAAGGATTATTTCACTGTATGTGTTACTTTTTGCATCATCAGAAGCAAAATATACGTCTGTTCCCCCAACAACTGCAAGGATAAAAAGCAATATAGCAGTAGATAATTTACGGGATCTAATCATGTTTAATAGGAAGCTACTATCCAGCCCCTAAGTACACGTGCTGCTCCACTAACCGGAGTGTAATAGATGTCTAATGCTGCGCCCGCCGGAAGAAGCGACCCAGTTTGAGTTTCTTTACCAAAATCTAAATCATTGGATGCAATAACCTCAAAAGTATTTGGAATAAATTCTACTCGCAAATAAATAACATCATTAGTCGAAACATTTGCATCTAGGTTGCGACTCAGCATCAAGGATGAGTTTGTCAAGTTTTTGGAAGAGACTTCGTACTCGATGCCACCTATTTTTACAAAGAATCCAGGATCTGCATACTTATATGCCGTGGGGCTGACTTTTATTGTGTTCGTAGCTGTTGTCGCATTTTCGGTTATTACGCCTACTATTCCCAATTGAACTTCGGCCCGAATCTTTTCTCCAGACGTCAGGTTTTCCCGGCTTAGGTTCGCGGACAGAATTTCTATGTCATAATCGAATGATAATGAAACCTGGATCTCAGAAGTTGATGTGTCGGGTATAGATATTTTTACGGGTACAACTTTATAGTGCCCGTTTGTCTTTATGTTATGGTGTGAAACAACCGGAGTCGTATTTTGTTTACTTGATTTGTCCTTAAAATTCGTCTCAAAGTCATCTCTATCAGAGTCATGCTGAGTCTGATTGGCGCCGTTAGGCGCAGAATTAGCTTTGAATATCCCACACTCATAAATAGTAAAATTATCCCCGACTCGAATTGTGTACGATGTGGAATCGGACAGAAATGACGGATACAGATCCTTCTCTGTTCCATCTAGCAACTTTCTGAATTCAGTCCAGTTTCTGTTCTCAATAATCATGTCAGTAATTCCTCAAACCCCGAGATCGTAAGGAACCACCTTTTATTTGTCGGACCCGTAACAAAGGCATCAAAATCACCTCCGGGGTCGGTAATGATGATGTCCCCATCGTACGCGAAAGCTGCACCGGCTGATGTAAAAATCTCTTTTCGAGATTGGGTGATAATGCCACCACCAATCGATGTGAAATCAACCTGATTTGTTAATCTGAGTAGTGTGCCGCTTTCACTAGAAACTATGGCGCTAGTTAGGTATTGCCGCCTATCTAGCGGAAGATGCATAGAAGCCGTCATCCACTCATTATTCCCAACCACGATTTTAGTGAACACTGTTCCGCCTCCCGCAACAGCAGTGTTAACTTCAACATCTCCCAACGGAGCACCATTTGATCCGACAGAAACAACATTTAGATCGTGAATGTAACGAATGTCAGTGGCAACCGTATTAACCCACGATGTTCCACTCAGCGTAATAATCTCACTCAAAAGCGTACTTCTGCTAGAATTCATGTACAGAAGCTGAATTTTTCGTGCCCCCGTGCCCGTCGACGTGTCATTCGTGTTTGTGGATCGAAATGATCTCTGAGCTTCCGTCGTTTGTGTAGTATACCCACCAAGAGACAAACGGTTTTCCGATGTGTTCGGAGTCACCATCTCAGCGTGCCTCTGTACGAAGGCCAGGTTGGCATCCTGACCACGAGCAGCGGCTTGGATTATCGTGGAGTTTTGTGCTACTACCAGACCGGAGGTTGTTACGGATAGGGGTTGAAAAAGCCCATCCGCATCCTTGCCGCCGACCGGATACCCCTTTGTCCCTATGGGCGTACCAAACAATTTTACAAACTGAACTATAGATGCGCTCATCAGTCTACTTCTGCGAAAATGTCTTCGGCATCATCCTCAGCCGATGTTAATTTCAAAGAAACTGCTTGACCGGGCGTAACGGCCACGCTAATAACCGTGCTTTTTAGCGCCCAATTTGAATCCGATGACGTCCATGAAAGTGTGTATCCAGATGGAGAGCCGTCGACCTCAAGCTCGATAGTTGTGGTACCAGAATCGCCAGCCAACGCTCTTCGTGCTCTAAAATTAGTTAGCGTGACCGATTTTCTTACTATTTCAGTTCCAAGCCGCGTCGTCGGCGGATCAAAATCTTCTAACTCTCCCCCAATTTGCATTTGATAGGAGTCTTGGTCTGTGTCCGCATCCGTAATTGTTACATTTATGCGATCATTGGAAGGATCATCGATTGCTGTTACATTGCTACCAATAAAATTGATTGTTGGACGAAGGGTTAGATTTGCCCCCTCCTCCTGTACTTGTTTTATTTCCCTTACAAAATCTATGTCAGACACTAGCTGGCCTTATTTATTTCCGTGATGCTTAAAAATGACAAAGTAGCGGAAGCTCCGCCAGTAGCGGTACAATTTACTTGCACTTCGTAATCGTAATCTTTTGGTATGGTCAATTCGTGTCTCAGGGTTTCTTCTCGACTACTTACGACTGTAAAGGACGCGGACGATGGAAAAATCTTTACGAGCGGCCCACCAGTCGGACCAGCCACGATTCTGGCTACTAGCGCCGTCGGAGTGCCGCCAGATATGTCTATTTTTAGTCCCCTAACATGTAGCTTAGTTACTGTGGATATAAACGAGAAAATTGAAACCCAAGACGATGCTACTAACGGTGTGGATGATCCTGATTCTTCAGTTCGGACCTCACTTTGTCCGGATTCTATCTCATCAACAAGTCGATCTAGTCTTCCCAATTATTACCTTTTATCCTACACCGGACTTTGATCGATTGATTTTAGTGTGTTTATTTTATCGGCCAGATATCTGCTTACTTCTGCCAAATCTTCGGCCCCGTTAGAATTCCAGACGTGTGCTCTAAAAAAATTACTTATTCGATCAATTTCATCGAATGTAAGTTTATCGTCTCGATTATTTTTTATCTTATCTTTTAGGTCTGCGACGGCCTCAACGTCTGCTCCGGTAACCGGCATCCCCGCATTAATTATTTGTATTAATAGCCCATTACGGCCAAGCATGTTGGGGGTTCTATCGACGCACTCAATTTCGTCTAGGATAAGTTCATCTTCCATCTTCGCGCCTCTCGAAGAAATTCACTGAATAAGATTAGTTTAGAGTAAAGACATTTGCGTGCGCAATAGAACGGTGACAGGCATAAAATTATTCCATCGTTAAGCAGTAGTAGAATCCAGATTAATCCAGTAGCTGCTAATTCTTTTAACAAACTAGCGAGGGGGTATTGCCCTCTTTGATCGGGTTGAGCACAGATTTTTCCTATGCATCCTCGATGCAAATCTGGACCTGCATCGAGACGGTCGCCTTCTTGCCGACGGCGATGTTGCCATTTAAATCAGCATCGGCTGCGATCTTCGCGTTCAGGCTCTCACCGGCCACGAGGTTATAAGTCTTCGCCACGCTTTTGCAGTCCTTGGTTCCGGATGCAGGGGTGTTGGTGGTGTTGTCGCTGATGGCCATATGGGTCTCCTAGACTTCGGCCGCGATAAGCACGTCTGTGCCATCTTGGAAGCGCGCCCGAAGCTCTGTAAGCACACCGTTGACTGTCGCATAGAGTCGCACCGTGTCGGCCGCAGGAGTTGCGATGGCTGTTGTGGTCTCAAGGATATCGTACCAAGGAGCAGATCCTTTGACCGAGATGGCTGCACCAGTTCCGTTGTTTAATGGTTCCATGACATCCCCGGAACCATTTGCTGTCTTCAAGAATGAGAATCCGGTGACATTGGCCGCCTGGGTTCCCTCGAAGACGATATTTGCTGGCGTTGTTGCATCTGAGTTTCGCAACACCATCAGTGTGTTGGTAGGAGTAACCCCAGTATTTCGAAAGAAGAAGCCGGTGCCATCTCCGGCCTGATTCCCATCGATGACATTGCTAGCTGTATTCTGTATTAGCTTTATCGTAGGAGCTGCATTCGTGCTCTGCGTAATCGCGCAGGCCCCATTTACGCTTGTGCTTACAACATGAAGCATCTGAGTTGGCGTCGTCCCGATACCAACGTTACCGATGGAAGTAATTCTCATTTTTTCTGTTGCAGATGCGCCGCCTCTTGTGCCAAATACCAAATCTCCATTGTCATTTGATGTATTTGTAAACTGAGCCCCAATTAATGCACTAGGATTGCCGCTTCCATCATCAAAAACAAGTTGAGCCCAAGTATTATTTGTTCCATTACTGTTGGTAATTCCTAAAACATACTGTCCCGTAGTTTGGCCAAAAGCAGTATCAGAGTTTGATACTTTAATTTCTACGGGAAAGGCGGGACTCGCGGTCCCGATACCGAGTTTGCCGGTTCCCAATATCCTCAGATATTCAGTATTATTCGCTAAAATTATAACGGCATTATTGCTCGTAGACCCGACGGAAAAATTTCCGTTCGCGTCGATGTACGCCTCTGCTGTCGCTGTTACATCTCCGGTACGAGAAAATTTTAGCTTTCTTCCAGTTGAGGCACCCAGAAGTGTCTGGTCGGCAGTAAATGTTTGTGTAAGGGATAACCCCGCTAGCGTCGTTGTAGCATCCGGCAATGTAATTGATCTTGGTGCTGTTACAGATGAAATAATCGCCGCCGCGTTTGTTCCGGTTGACTCATATAGTTGAAGCTGACCACCTCCGGTGAATTCAGCATATCTGACATTATCGGTAATATTTTTGAATTGTAGCTTGTTACTATCAGCAAAAATGGACCAACTTTCCGATCCACCTGTTGTATCTGATAGTGTCAGGGTGGGTTCTGTGCTCTCGATGAGAATTGCACTAGCTTCTACCCTATCCCCACTCGGCAGACGGCTAATCTCTGTACTAGCGAGTACTAATGGTCTAAAATCCGCCAATTATTTTTCCTCTGCGGACACGAACCAGGAACCATCTGAGTCATCGATCTCAAAGCTGGCATTTGGGTCTATGCCCAATTTTTTTATTGCGGAATCTTTTCTGCGCCCGGCATCGGACTTTTCAAGGGCAAGAATCTTATTTTCTAGGGCAATAACTTGGCCCCTCATCTCCAAAATCTGGTGACGAAGGGCCAAATTCTCTACTGTCAGAGATTCTTCCTTGCTCAGTTTTCTACGCCCGTCACTTGGACGATCCACAGACAGGTCTTTATTTTCTGTCTGTTTTTTATTTCTACCTAATAGAGCCATCACTGATGACCATACTTCTTTGGGTTTTTTACAGTACTATTGCCGCTCTAAAGTCTAGTTGGACATCGGCGACCAATACGGTTGTCCCGTTGTAACCAGTCTTGTCCTTAATGTATCCGACATGCTTCACAACCTGTCCAGCAGTCGATGGTGCCACGTTGGTCAATGCCCCGGCGGTTGCAGCAGATAGATAGACTTTCTCACCGTCAGCCAGCGTCAACCCCGCAACGAATTTGGCTGTTTCCACGACTCCCTCTACAGTGACGGTACCGCTACCAGCAGCGGAAATAGCCAATTCAGCGACACCAAATGCCTGTGCTGCTGCCGAGCTAGTAGCAATTGCTTTGGTTATTGTGGCCGAGGAGTTGATGTAGACGGCGTCACCGGCTCCAACACCCGTACCGTCTGCGGTATACGTAACGGCGACCTGGTCTGCATCTACTGATGTATGCGTGTGTAAAGAGTCTGCATTCGATCCGTCAGTCAAAGTCTCTGCTTCCGCACCGGTTATGCCCGTAGCGAAGAAGAACTCCATTGATTCGGACAACGTCGCGGCCGTAAAGTTCGCTGATGTTAGGGCGGAACCACCAATTTTGAAGCTTGTACCAGACGGTACGTTCAAAGTTCCACCGGCCATGCTAATGTCACCAGTTCCGAGGACCGTTAAGTCTGGGTTGGTGGTGGCATTACCAAGCTCCATTATTTCAGTGCCGTTAGTAGTTGTAATTTTTACGTAGCTGTTGGCACCCTCAGCGATACTTAATGCTGTAGCGATGTTATCGGATAATGTACCAAGCAATCCAGATCCAGATGCCCCCGCCAACGTTAGCGAGCCAGAAGACGGTGTTACGGTTCCGACATCCAACGTGTCGGCTGTCTGAATTTGTTGGAAATCCCCCCCAACTAGGGCTAGTGCTTTTCTAACGGCCATAAATATCTCCTAAATACGTGGTTATGAGCACTGCCCAAGAATTTAACTTACTACTGAGATCATTAAACATCAAAACCCTTTTCGTGTCCAACGAGATGACTAAATTACTACAAAATCAGCATCAATCTGCATAAGTATTTGTGTGGCGGTAATGGCTCTACCGATCTCTTGTACGACATTTCCTAACGTGCTTGGGGCGGTTGATGTCATCCCACCAGCGGTCGTGGACAAGAATTGTTTTTGTCCTGCCACTAACCCGGAAAAACCGGAGATAATGGCGGTCCCCACGCGAACATCACAAACAGTGGCACTCGGTTTATTGACGATAATGCCGATTGCCGGCGCTGTCGCTACTGTAGTTGCATCGGCCTTAGTTACTGCCCCACTTCCACTCAAATATACGAGATCTCCGATGGATTCAGATGCGGTGCAAGAAGCTTGAAATGTTGACACATTTAATTGGGATTTAGTTCCAGTAGAGTCCATCCAATACGCATTGCCGCTAGATGCATAAAATACGCCACCACCGGAGGGGGCGGCACTTGGCTCGACTATGGCGTTCTGCAACCCCAAAACTCTGGTCCCGCTTCCAAATTCAGAGCCCGTTCCAACACCTAGATTCTGTGCATTCAAGACGAGGGAGGTCGAATCTATGATCAACGATGCATTTGCCCCGTCACCCGTGATCGTTACTGCCACGCCAGACGACGGGGCAAATGCGTTTGTGCCGAGGAATGTCTGGTTTACAGACAACCCGGCCATCACAGTATCTGCCGGGGGAAGTGTTATGGTATATGGTGTTGATGGGTTAGTTCCGGATCTTTCAATAGTGATCCCAGACGCAAGACCGGACTTTATGACGACATCTCCCTCTATTGTTAACGTTACGGGGTTAATCGTTAGAGCGAGGGTTGTGTTTTGATATGCCTCTATGTTTTGACCAGTCGGGGAGCGGAGAACGAGGTCTAAACCGGCTGCCGACTCGATTGCCGCATCCCCCGCCAGTGTCATAGTCCCAGACTCATCGTAGTCTAGCCTATCTTCGGTATCTCCGGCATTTCTTACTGTTATAGCACTGATAGAGGTGACATCTGGTTCAAGAAGCAATCTTCTTCCGGATTGAACGAGAATCCCAGAGCCATCGAAGATGATATCGGGATCATTTACTTCTTTGAAAACTCCCGATGCCACGATTAACCCACCTCAACCAGCCTGAGGAAATCTAGGGTTGCTGACGCTCCGCCCGTAACATCCACCTTCATTTCAATTTGATAATCCCTGCCTCGCGGAATGGTCAATTTTCTTTCAAGGACCACCTCCTTGCCTGATGTGACGTCAAACGACGCACCGAAGGGGAATATTTTTTCGTACGATCCAGTATTGGCGGGACGGGAGGTTATCCTCGCCACGGGATTTACTGGTGTACCCCCAGAGATCGTGAGTTTCATTGACACAGCATTAATTTTAGTTGGGGTCGATAAAACCTGTTTCAGAACTATGAATGTTCCGGCTGATAGCGCTGTGCCTACTCCGGAAATCTCGACATAGACCTCCTTTTGCCCGGGTAAGATATCCTGAACTTTTCGTGATAATTCACCCAATTTTTGTCAGGGCTTCTGCCCCGCTCCGGCGACCCGTCGTCTGCTAATGGTCCTTTTGGAGTTAATTGTGTGATTACCCACTTTTTTCGGCTCATCGGCGGGTGGGCCAACATCTGGCGTAGGATAGGCACTTGTTAGTATTTTATCTTCTGCTAGGTGAAGTGTTACTATATTTTTGTACCCAGTTCCGGCACAATACCTACAATTTGCTCTGTTTTTTGCCTGTTCTTCTGCGCCCTCTTTGTCACCAATAGATATCTTTTCTATCAACTGCTGAAAACACTCACATTTCTTTACGAAGTGAGATGCTTCTAGTAATTTGCAGAAATCATTATATTCTCTCGTCATAAAATCTGCTAATGAGGACATAATTGTATCAAATTGGCGGTCTCCTAAATCGGACCCTCGCAGTCTTTGATACGTCTCATCCCTCAATCTGGTCACGAGAATTTTAACCGCATGAGATAATTGAACAGACATGCTACCCTACCCATCGACACTGTCGATTAGTCTAAATTATGACAGGACGTAATAAATGTGTACTTCTGATGTTGACAACACCTTGCAAGTAAGAGTATCCCCAACGTCGTCTATTTTACCTGCTAGATAAATGGTAAACGGAAGCGTTGCCATATCGGCTAATTTGATAGCGCCAGACGCGTTATGCTCTGTTTTGACTGAAGATTCGGAGAAATCCGTAGTGATGTCAACGCTTGATCCGAAAGCGGCGCCAGATCCACCATCGACGGTCCACTTGGATAGCCCAGTCTTCGCGCCCGGACCGGAGACTATGCCATTCCACGAAAGGTCTAGGAGAACACTATTTACTGTTTTGGTATCCGTTTCCGTGGTGTCAATCTCAATAGAGTACATTTCAGCAAATGATGTCGTTGTTGCTGCCGTAGTAGATGTCTCGAATTCTGTTGGGTCGGTAGAATCTAATTCGCTACCAGCCCCTCCGGGGGCGATAAAATGAACGTAGTTGCTAGATCTAGCGCCAGTTGATGAAGCTACTGCCACGACGGAGTCATAAATGGACTGTAATGCCGCGTAAATGGAACCGTCAATATCTGCCGCATCTACGGATGTACCGATTGTCGCGGAAATCGCATCTACCGCGGACTTTATGGCCGAGAGCCCGAACGCACCGCTGTCTAATCTATCCGTAACCAAAACGGTGTACAAACTCTTACCGGCGACATCTGGTAGACCGATAACGTCTTTTAGGCTAGAGAAGTTTGTCATGCCGACGAAGTCACCAAGATTGTCATAGATACTCGATCCAGCAGCATCAGGGTTGCCAAGCATGGCTTCAAGCGAAGTCAAATTAGCTCTTGCGCTCGGGTTCCCGACATCGGCTTGTACGGCGTCCGTAGCAGCCTTGATGTTGTCCAGTTTCGTAGCGGCATCTTGCGCATCCAGACCAGCCCCCAAACGAGACAAGACGGTACTCAAATCGGCGTCAAATGAGACCACAACAGTTGAGCGGTCCTGGTGAATAGTTACGGCATTTTCGTTCCAACTAAAGTGAAAATTCAATGTTTCTTCGGCGTCCGAGAATGTCAATTTATAATAAGTATGAAATCTGCCCGTAGAGAGACTAATCATCTCCTTGCCGGACAAACCACCCTCGACCGTACCCGTAGCGCCGATGGTGAGTGCAGCATCATCGTATAGATTACCACTTCGATCTGTTCCAGCCGAATTTTTGATCTCAATTGCCATATCACCGTCGGGATTTTCCATATTTCCGGCGGTGTCATATAGGTTGGAAAAAATCTCAATCCCAATTGACCCGGCAGACGGTAAGACAAATTTAGTCGGGACTTGTGCCGTGAATCTGGTATTGTTTTGAACCGCCTGAATTGCGGATAGCACGTTCGCGATGTCCGCGGACATACTTGCCAGAGCGGGCGTGCCGAGTGTCGAATCAATTACCGCGATGTCGGCGGCTAGGCTCACCCCAACTGGCGTACCGATAAGCGCCTGAGTGGCATCATGCTCCGTTTTTAGCGCGGAAAGACCGAATATTGGGTGGCTCAGGCGGTCAGGGATCAGAACAGTGTACAAATCTTTACCGGCAACGTCCGGCAAGCCGATGTCCGATAAAAGACTGGTTTGGTTAACTCTGGCAGTGAAATCCCCTAAATCATCATAAATAGTTGCAACAGAGGTGTCTGGAACACCCATCTGGGCTTGAATATTGGTGTTATTTGTTCTTGTGGTAGTGTCACCAATCAGGCGTGTCAATCTTCTTTGAGCGAATCCCATGGTATTGTCCCTCTTATTGGGGCTAGACTAGACTACCCAAAAACAATTATGGTCCAACTGGTCGTATCAGTCAAAATATCCAGATATAAAGAGTCAATTCTATGGCCAGACACGACTCCGGGATCTGGTTCTCCGGCACTTATGGGAATACTGTCTCCTAAAGTTGTGTTAATTTTTACAGTCATATCTTCAGATGTAGTTACTGCAGCGAATTGTGCGTCTTTTCCTAGAACCGTTGCTACATCAACGAACACCGGGGAATCAGCAATGTCGTTTGTGCCGCTGAGCACTTTGTAGGAATCCGTCAGGGTAGCCATTTGTATTGTTTGATTGGAAAAAGACATCAGTTCAGAACCCCCTCTACTGCCACTGTTCCTGTCGGTAAAGGACCGGCGGATGCCTTTACTTTTACTCTCATTTCTATGTCATTTACAGGAACTGGAATTCTGTATTTTCCAGAGGCTGGGAATTTATATGAAAGAGTGCTCTGCGAAACGGTGGTTGGGCCAGTCCCAGAGAACGACTCTCCCGCCAGCTCGGCCCAGGTTATGCCGTCGTCCGAAAGTTCGACCACCAATTCCATCGCAACTTCTGCACCCTTTGTATACGAAAGAAATAGGTCCACCTGTGATGATGTATCGACAAGTACCGACACTCCCGGTGTGCTTGCAGCAGGTAGCGCGGCAAGCGCAAAGAATGTGGCGGTAGTGTGGACTCCGCCCGGCGGTAGCGCGGCCAAAATGCTTGCAAGTGCCGAGTGAGTATCAGCATCATGGACAAGTGCCTCAAAATCGGTGTTTATCTTTAACCGGGTATCGGTAGTGCCGTCTTTTACTTCAACGGCGCCGATTTCAATGTCACCTACTTCTAATTCTGCTTGGACTCTAACTTGGCAATCAACCCAATCAACAACGCACTCCAAAAATTTGCGGATAAGATGATCCGTAGACAGTCTACGCGGCTTGTTCAGAACATTGTCAATTGCGACTTGAAGTGTGTCTTTGGGCATTTAAAAGTCCCTTACCAGCGGCCCGAGTTCTCTCTTCAGAGTCTCTCGTGTAGACGATTTATAAGTTCCATCGAGCTTCTCTTGTGCCGGGGCTAAAAACGGTCGCGCAGGAACGGTTATTCTGGTTCCTACAGCGAGGTTAACTCCGCGTGCCGCCAACGAGGCTGAAATCTCCTCTGTTACCGTGAATTCAAAGCCCTTTTCCATCAGTTTTGCAACCCGACTGGGGGTTCTTCCGTCTGGGTAAGACGCCGATACTTTGTCAAATGATCCGACTCGGATGAACTGCTGAGAAATTCCCCCCGAAGTACGTGGTTTGCTTGTTACGACACCCAATGAATTTAACAGGAGTCCGCGTTCATAGAGTGGTCTACTGTGGCCCTTCAACTTGATCGTTATGTTGCTGAGGGCCTTCCACTCTGCTCTACCGTCGCGGATGTACTGTTGCATTTCTTGCAGCAGTTTTTGAGCGAACTCAGAATTAGCTTTCTCTACCGCACGAATCATTCGGGGTTTAAGCTTCTGAAGGAATTTTATGGCCGAGGTGGCATCCCTTTTTACAATATTTACTTGATTTATTATATTAGGGGCGGCCATCAGAGGGATCTTCTTTCCTCCCTTAACTCCTCAAACTCGGCATAGACGAGTAGGAATTCTCCAATACCGTTTGGGTCCCGCAACGGACTTTCAAATCTAATCTGGGTTAACTCAATGTCCATCGGTTCATTTGCAATCTCAGTGATACGATCACCCTTCTTCAGGGCAACGCCGGCATCGTCCAAATCAGATTTCTTGAAAACAAAATAACCCGACGTCGCCTCAGCATCTCCTCCCATTGTGGGAGTCAAATTTCTTAAGTCTTTGCCCCTAAAATTTACCTGTCCCTTTATCGTTGTTTCGGATTCGAAAACCTTTCCTGACAACTCTTCTCGGAAATCCTCGTCAATAACGGTCGCAACCGTATCGAAGTGACGGATTTTTATTTCGACAGGGTTAATTCGAAATGGTAGGAACCCCAAATATCATTCGCTTATTCGTAAGAGGTGCCAAGTGCTGCTTTTACAATGGCCACAGTAGTGCCACCATCGGCATCGACAAGAGCATCAATAACAGCCTTTTGTGCTGCGAGATCGTCTACGAGAGACTTTACCAATTCGCGAAGATTGTCTTTCCCATTACCGGATACTCGACTGTGAGCCTGAAAGGCATTTTTCTTAAGTTTTGCAGTCATAACTTCCTCACACGGCGGAAATCTCGGACTTTAGTCCGGGAAGAAGCCGCGTCCTCCAACTTGAATATGCCAGAAACTTACAATCGGATGGCTCGGCGTTCTGACAAAGCCTTTTACCATCCACCTCCGAATGCAGACTAATTCTACCACCCATCGTCCCACCCACATAACAGACACCCCATTTCGAGTGTGTTACCACTGACCCCCTCTTGAAACCAAGGCTTCGTGTTCCACCGTAAAGTTTTCGTACTCCATCCTTATCGGGCTGAAATCTATGAAGCTGACGACGATGAAATCGAAGCGGCGTCACGCAGAGCAGCCGCGTATTGTCCGGCACTGTTCCCCCAACAGCAGATGATGCCAGTACCCATGAATCTACGCAGTGCGCCTCAAATACTTCTGCCATCTTCCTGCTAGTCTTCTTGAGACCTAGTGTGTCTCTCATTGCCTTCGTCTCCCACCCATACTTTGTCTTCACTTCTGCTAGCCCCCAAAGTTCGGAATAGAACCATCTTTTGCCCACTTCTAGGGGACTGAAAGAAGAATCCCATCGTCTCTGACCCCTAGTCTTCGCTTTGA